ATGCTAAAGCTTCCATTACCACCCTATACAGCAGATTATACGTTTTCTACTTGTATTCACCGGATCAAGAGCGCAGACCTGAAGGGTCGCCTTTCGGGCATTAAAGCGACAATCGTTGCCGAAGCACTCGGTTATGAGGAGGCTGCAAGCGAAAATGCGCTTTACACTATTGAAGCTAGTCAAACCGTGGACGGCGTAGTCACAGCAGACGAGATGTCAGCCGTTTACGACCTCCGAATGGCTAATAAGCGCGGTCCTGGTCGACATATCTATGACAAACTGATATCGGCTCCTGCATACGGACGATGCCCTCTGTGCGGCCTAGGCAAAGTGTGGACCTTGGACCATCATCTTCCTAAGAAGCAGTATCCGGGGCTGGCTGTTACGCCGGCAAATCTTGTCCCGTCGTGCATGGATTGCAATAAGGCGAAAGGCACAACCATTCCCACGAAACCCGAGGACGGCAGCTTACATCCATACTTCGACGACATCGACACGCATCGCTGGCTGACGGCGGCCGTTGTCAATACCGCACCCGCTGCGGTTTTATTTAATATCACCAGGCCTGCGGTGTGGGACGACATCCTATTTGCTCGAGTTTGTCATCACTTTAGACTGTTTGGCTTGGCTTCTCTTTATTCGGGACATGCCGCAGAAGAGCTGTCGAATATCCGTGACTATGTCTCCGGCCTCCATGCGTCAGCTGGGCCGGAAGCTGTCAAGCAGCACCTGAGTGATCAAGCAGCGAGCCGCGAAGCTTCACGTCGAAACAGTTGGCAGACTGCGACATACAGAGCGCTAGAGGCCAGTGAGTGGTACTGTAATGGTGGATTCGCCCTAAATTGAGGTCCTGCCGTGAAGACCCGCCGCATCAGCATTCGGTTGAACTAGCAGGAGTGTGCAATCGCTGAGGCCCGTGAAACGCTAGATCAGGAACTTGCGTATCGTGGTGAGCAATAACGGCAACCTCCGATACGTCGGTGGCGACAAATCGAAAGTCGAGCTGGCGAACCGGATGCGACGTTAGAGCGACGGGTCGAACAGCAGCCGGCCGCGAAGCCCGCTATAGGGATTCTGGATTCTGGCCGGGGTTTTCTGAGTTGTGATAGTGGGCGCGCTCGTCGCAGGAGTAGGGGTGGGCGCGCCCTGTACCGCTTGCGATGTCAAATAGGTCTGCAGCGAGCCCGTATCAGATCCTCCGGGCTGTGCAGCGGCAGAGGTGGCGTCAAGCCCAGGCGTAGGCGCCTGAGTCCCGATCACGTTGACGTTCGACGCCCCGAACGGACTCGGCTGATTGAACATCTTCGGTGGTACTGTAGCGCCCATGCTTGCCTCCTAAACCATCGGCTGTGTCGCAGCCGACCTCCCTCTCAAAAACGCGGGGATTGACGAGCCTTTGCTCGGGTTGATAGCGTCATAGAGCTTCTGCCGCAACGCTTGCCGCTTGTCCGGGCTCACCCGCCGCACCTCCGCATTGAACTTCTGAACGAGCGCCGCACGATTCTGCTGCTTCTCCTCCGCGCTCATAACATTCCATATCGGAAGGGCCTCGCTGAATGTGATCTCGTGGTTGGCGAACGTGTGCTTCAGGAAACCTTGCCGATCTGCAACCCGCGCCCGCGCCGCTTCCTTGCCTTCGAGCTGCCCCGACTCTCTACGAGTGATATAGTCGTCCGCTTCCTCTACTTCTTCAGGCGTGCGTGGCCCACGGTGTGCCTTTAGCGACTCGTAAGCCTTGCGCTCGGCCCGTGTCCAATCGAATCCGCGCGGAGGAGGACCCAGGCCTGCTTCACCCAGTCCCGCCTTTACACCCTCGCCCTGCTTCCAGCCGCGCAAGATGCTCTGGATGCTAATGGGAGTGCCAATGCCGTGCTTCGCGTCCTGCCACCGCTGCACCCACCACGAATCGTCCGGGTTGTGAACCATATCATTGTTGAAGTCCCGATTCCGCATGACATCCCAAAGGCCGCTCACCAGATCGGAGGTCTTCGCCGACAGGTACGAGCCGATGCCGTGGAAGTACAGCGACATCGCATCCTTCATCACGACTGCCGGGACCGTAACACGCCGCGGCTTCCCGTGGATGTCCGTTCCACCGATGCGGGCCGCGAACAGGTCGTAAGCATCCTTCGGACGTTCCCCGGTGGTGAGGTACTGGAGGATGGCGTTACCAGCCGTCCACGCCATGAAGAGGCCGAGTATCTTGGCGAAGTCCGGGTGCAGCCTGGGGACCCACGTCGAACCTGCCGGAGGCTCGAACTTCGGGTTGAACCGGCTGTACGCATACGCCGCGCTGTTGCCGATCTCGCGCGCCTGTCCGAAGAGAGCATTCTTCGTCAGACGATAGTTGCCAGCCGCCCACTGTGCCGCACGGAACAGAATCTGGTTTCCCGTCTTGAACGTGCTATTCCAGAAGAACTTGTCCCAGTTCACCTGCCCGAATAGATCCTCAACGCTATCGACGCTCTTCCGGGCTACCTCGTCCCGCGTCATCTTGCCGGCCGCGATCTCGGGAGCATAGTCCGCCAGGTTGAAGGCGTGCTCTTTGAAGAAGGAGCCAACCTTCAGCATGGGGATGTACACCTCGAACAGCGGCTTAAAGCTGTACTGGAGTGCTGCCCGCCCGCCGTGCCACAGCGTCTTGAATGCCGTCCCAAGGGGATTCGTGCCCCAGTCGCGATTCACCCATGCTTGATTGAATTGTGCGACGGCGTTCGTCCGCTCGTCGGGATGGAGGTCGAGCCTCATGCCGCCGTGGAACATATCATCGACGTACTGCTGCACGAGCGGATACTGCCGCGCGAACTTCTGCCCCCGCTTCGTTTGCAGAAAGCTCTTGGAGTCGCGGACGTAAGCCATCACGTCGCGCCCGAGCTGGAACCGGGTGACTGGGCTGGCCAGCGCTGTCGCCATGTCCACCGCGCCACGGCTGATCCACGGCAGCCCGTTGCCCCGGAGCCCGTGCACCACTTCGCGCGCGCCCAGGCCAAGCTCGGAGCCAATGCCGGAAACCGTCTCGGTCACGGCATGGAACAGCGAGAAGCCCAACCGCCATTGCGTGAGCGTGTTCTTGGTCGCCAGCACCCCGCGTCCGATGGCATACTTGCGAATCCAGTCGTCGCTCAGATAGTTGTTCATCAGGCGAGCGTAGTCATTTCGCAGATACCAGTCGCCAGCATCGACATATCCCTCGCCGGATGCGGCCATGAACCGCACGTTGCCGATGCGGTCATTCTCGATCTTCGAGAAGCCGTCTGGCGGTCTGACGCCCTTGCGCCGTGGAACAAAGATGCGAGCGCCCTGGTCCTTCGCGTCCCACCACATGTTCTGCGCGGTGATGTAGCGCTCCGCATCCGCCTGTGCCCTCTTGAACATGGTCACAGGGTTCCACTCCCACGGCACGCCGCCGCGCTCGACGCCCTCGCTCATACTGGCGAGAGTGGACTGCTTCATAAAGCCCTTCGAACCTTGCAGCGGCCGACGACCTTTCGGCGCTCCGGGTGCCACGCGATTGCCGGTGGTCTGCTCAGACTCTTCCGGCTCGATGAGGTTGCCCTCTTCGTCGACGCCCTTCGGCAGTTCCTTCCACATCACGCGGTAGTGATTGCGCTTGTACGAGAGGATGCTGTCGGCAATCTGAGTGGCAACGCTCCGCTTCGTCGGGCGCTCGCCTTTCTCGGCTTCCTTCGTCGCACTGCGGAATTTCTCGAGGTTGTGAACGAACGCCGCCTTCTCTTCGCGCGACAGTCCGTTCCACAGTTCCTGCTCCTTCGGTCCGAGGCTGCGAACCTGCGCCTCGACCACCCGCATGTAGGTGTCCTCGTCCGTGTCGGCCATGAACTTCGCCAGGTCACGGAGTTCGGAGGTGGGCTGGTCTGCGCCGGCTTTCATGCGATCGACGAACTTCACCTGCTGGTCGCGCGGAAGCTTGTCGAACGCTTTCTCAGCAGCGCCGAGCGCCTGGTCCAGCAGGAAGGCACGCTTCGCCTTCTCGCCCGTCAGAGTCATCACGCTAGTCAACGTCGGCTCAGGGACATCCGCGCGCGGAGTGACCAAGTGTCGCATCTCGGTGAGCGCGGTGCCCAGGTTACCCCGCAGCTTCGCCAGCGTCGGCGCGAGGTCCTGCTTCGACAGGCCAGACAGCGCACGGGCGCCGTACTGAGCTGCAACGTCCACGCCGAACAGCGAGCCCCGCAGGGTCGTGCCTGCCTCAGTCGAGGAGGGTTTCGGCTTCGCCGCACCCTTCTCCGCCGGTGCCATGCCCTTCGCTTCGTCGGCCATCGTCGGAGAAGCATACAGGGCGGACTTCTTCATGACCTGCTCAAGCACCTGCTTCTCTTTGCCGGCCGGAATCGCGGCGCGCATCGTGTTGCCCTGCGAAACGAAGTCGCCAGTGAGGTCGGTGATGCCATGATCGAGGAAGTATTTTCCCCCGCGCGCTTTCGCCTTCGGAGTGACAACGAACAGCTTGCCGCCATCGTTGATGACACGCACATTCTGGTCGCGGCTGGAGATGCCGATGTCCTCGATGCGCGGGTTGACGCTACTCTTCAGGAACTTCACCGCATGAGCGGCGTCGCGCAGCCGATAGTCGCCCTTCGTGTTCTGTTTGAAATCGAACTTCTTCGGCAGCAGGATACCTTGCTCGGTAGTGCCGTCCTGCTTCGTGAAGTTGATGATCGTGCCGCGAGTCTCGTGCAGTTCACCATAGGCAGCGAGCAGGTTGCCAGTGATGATCTTGGCCGTCTCGCGCGTATCTGTCCGTGCCAGCTTGAAGATATTGGGTGCCTTCTCGTACAGTGACGCGACCTGAATCCTCTCCAACTGGGTCGCCGGAACCGCGATGTGACGCATGGGGCCAGCCACCGCTAGTTGCACGTTGATCTTGCTCATGGCATAAGGATTGCCATTGCCCTTGTGCGTGCTGCGGATGTTCGTCACCGCCGCGCTGAACGTGTCGCCGTTGATCTCGATGCGGAGCGTGCTGCCGATCTCGTGGTCACGGATGAACGCGCGCGCCCTCTGCGCGATAGCATCAGCGTTCACAAGCGCCGGACTGTTCGGATCCATCGAGCGCTTGAAATCGGCAAACTGGCCGTCCAGGGTCGAGATAAGTTCCTGTGCGTGCTTCGGTGGAGTCTTGCCGTCGAGGTGGGTGTTGATGCTCTCCGTCACCTCTTCGGGCGTGAGCGGCTTGCCCTGCGCCTTGATGGAGTATTCACCGTAGATAGCATCTTCACCGAACGGCGAATCCGGGTTGGTGCCATCCGACAGCACATCGGAGCGCAGTTCCTGCGCGTCGAAGTCGAAGGTCTTGGGCTCAAGCTCGTTCTGGTTCGTCGCGTCCAGGTACGCGATGTAATCGTTGTACTGCTGTTCCACGTCGCGGTAGAAGGCTTCCTGCACCTTCACCGGGAGGATGGCCAGCCGGCCCGTCGCTGTGCGCGCGATGTCGGGAGCAGGTTCGCCGTTGTCTTGCAGCCCGTCGAGGTTGAGCATGTTGGCGAGCTGCGGGTTGTCGTTCAGGTAGTTACCGATGATCTGGTCGCCATACTTGTTCATCATGTCGGCCGCTTTCACCGAGGTAGCCGACTCCGTGTTGCTCGACGTGTTCGCGTTCAGCGACTTCATCTTTTTGGAGAGCAGCGCGGTGGGCCGCTTCTCTGCCGGAAGATCGACATTCAGGATGGTGTAGGAAGGCAACCGAACCTGCCCGGTGCGATGGATGCGGCCCAGCATCTGCATGAAGGTGTTGATGTCCTGGGCGGGTTGGAGGACGAACATGTGCCGCGGGCGCTGGTCGGCAAACTTTTCTGACGCATGGAGGCTGATACCGGTCGAACCGGCCACGTTCAGCACGAGTGAGTCAAGTCGCCCGTCATTGAACCGGCGCGTGGTTTCCACCTTGTCGCGCTGCTCTTGAATCGGGACGTGCGCGAGCCTTGGGTTCTCCGGGTCCGAGTAGTCCACCGCCAGGTTGCGGCCCGTGATCTCGGCAACACTGTAGCCAGCTTCCTCGATGCGGTGCCGAATCCAATCTATCGGCGACACAGGAATGTTGATTTGCAGTTTGTCGATGATGCGCTGTGCGCGGTCGTAAGCCTTCCGTGTCTCCGGGTCGAGGTCGCTGAGGGGAACGTGCTGCGTACTCTTATCACCGTGCCTATCTTTAATGACCAGGTAGCGCGTCCTATCCAGCGCGCGCGAGAGCACGGTGCGATAGTCGAAGTTCTCCAAGGGGTCGCCGTCGCGCATGTGGTTCCCGAGCTTGCCATCCGGCCCGAGTTCAAGTTCCTCGCCATCGTGAATCGTGCGATGTTCATTAACATAGGCGGACAGGAACGAACCCATCGTGTTGTCAAGCGCGACGATGGGCTTCTCGCCGCGCCGAATTGCCGCAATCGCTTCCTCAGCGCCGCTGTCAGCCTTGATCCCGAGCAGCATCTGCCGCACGAAGTTGTGAACCACTGACGAGAACTCGGTGTGACCGACGTTCTTTTCCGCCTGATTGCCGCCACCTTGAATCTTGGTTGCCTTGTTCTCCCTACGCGCCTGGGCCTGTGCTTCAGCCACATACGTCTCGTGGAACGCATGGTCAGCCTCGACTATGGCGCGCAGAGCTTCGGTGGTCGCATTCGCAAGTCTCGCGTGCTCCGCGCGGTGCTCGGTGTCCACCTTCGTCACCATGCTCACGCCAGCGTAAGAACGCTCACGACGGAACATCTGGCCGGCCTTGACGAGATTGTTTGACACAACCGTTTGCAGCGGTAATCCGCCGTCCTTCATCGCCTGAATCAGAGTGCCGCCGTCTCCAATAGCATCCCCGATGTCGGTCTTGAAGTAGAGCGGCATGTTGTCAGGCCGCTTCGCGTAGGTCGCGGAGAGATAGGTAACACCCTTCGCGCCCGCCATGGTCTGCTGCATGTACTCGCCGGTGTTCGACTCGCCGCCGGCATTGTGTGATTCGTCGAGGATAAAGATGGCGTGCGGCGCGACTGCCCTGAGCACTTCCTGCTGAGTGTTCGCCTGATTGACTTGCGAGTAGGTGACGAACATTGCATTGCGGCCCGACGGGAGCTTGCCAGTCGCCGCAATGGATTTCAGGGTTTCGCGGTGAGTTGAGGGCTTGTTCGTGTAGGCTTTTCTGCCATCGGGCAGTGTGATCGCCGCTTCGCTATTGACGATGAGTGGCTTGATGTCATGGCTACCGATGTCGGCCAGGTCGCCATACATGTCGCTGAACAGCTCCGGCTTTTTCGTGACAAAGACTGGGATGTCGCCCTGCTTCGCTGCCCAACGAATCAGAGCCGCAGCTTGCCGTCCCTTGCCGATACCCGTCTGGTCGGCGATGATCACTGCCTTACCGTTCTGTATCTGGTGAATCGCAGCCGCAATCGCGTCCACCTGCAAACCCATGAACGCATCGTGCAATTCGTCGAGGGAATCGTACCCAAGCTGGTCCGCGACGAACTTGTCGAGGTCGCCAACTGCATCCTCCAGCGAGCGCATAGCTTGCTGCAAGGGCTGCTTCATGTTGATGGGGATAAGGACGCCGACATCCTTCTTGCCGGATGTTGGCGTATAGCCGACCTGAAGTTGATTATCTTCGGAGGTTAGCCCGGTAGGGCTTCCGTTATCTGTTCCAGGCTTGGGAGTTCGCTTTTCTCCAGAGTCAGGTTTTGCCCCTTCTGGAAGTTGATCCGATCGAGGCACATCTGCATCTGGCCGCAAGCTAGAATCGCCCCCGGCCAATCCTTCGGGTTGACGAGGTACGCTATGTCGTTTAGGTCCGGCAGGTGCTCCGGGCTGCTGGTTAGGATGATCTTGGCTTGCTGCGGGTTCTGGTCTATCAGTTCCTTTAGACGATCCACCAGAACCAACTCGTACAACTCCCGCGTCATCGGCTTCCGGCCGCTGTACGGAACTGTCAGGCCGACGAACCCCGGATGTGTCAGAGGCGGGCGCCAGACCTTTATCAAATTGCTCATAGGCTTCTTCCCATGTTCCTACCCGTGGGATGCTGCCCACCGGAGGGGCGATGGCGGACGACTCTTGCCGTCCGTCGATGGTGATGACTCTAACCGGCCAAGCCGCACCTTGCCGCCCGTAGAGCTTTCCGTCAAGCTCGAAGTGGCTGCTTACATGGTAGTGCGAGTACAGCCAGTTGAAGAAGATGGAATCATCCGTGCTTTGACCACCGGGAACGCGATTCGCTCCCAAAATGAGACACGCCCTGCCGTCATCTTTCATGGCATCCAGGGCACGGGCAGCGATCAACTGGTCAATCTGCCCGATTTTGTAGCCGTCGACGCGAACTTTCGTCGCCTTACCGTCATCGTCCTTCACGGAGCCAAACGGCGGATTCGTGACAACCGCATCCACTGACTTTGCCTTCACGTCAGCTTTCAGCGCATCGCCTTCGGTGGTCTTGAATCCCTGCTCCTTCAGCGCCTCGGCGCGGCCCGGATTCAACTCGTTCGCGGTGACCTTCGACGGGTCGGCAGCGATGAGCAACATGCCATTGCCAGCCGTGGGCTCATACACTGTCGTGTTCTTGTCGATGCCCGCGGCCTTGTCCGCGAGGAAGGCGAGAGGTGCAGGTGTGCTGTACGCCTGATTCTCGATACTGGTCGATGTGCGGACGTTGAGGTTCGGCTGTGATTCGTACAGCTTCAGCAGGTCATCGAAAGTGCCCTTCGTGTCGGAACCCGACGCAACGATGTCGCGCGCGCGGTGAACGATGGCGACTTCCAGGGCCTCTTGCGCTTCCTTCATGCGCGCGGGTTCAGGCGCTTTGCCGTCGAACTCCTCGACCATCTTCTTCAGCGCGTTATTGTCGGCCGGCATCTCGCCGTCCATGATCTTCCGCAGGAAGTAGGCGCTTAGGGTCGGCTGCTTGGGCTGCGGTTGCGTCTCGGACTTACCGCTTACCACATCCGACCTACCGCTTACCGAATCCGGTTTCGCTTTCGCTTTGGGCGCCAGTTCGATCTCAGCTTCGTCCGCTGAGACGAGTTCGATGTGGCCATCCGGCTCCGAACGCACCGTCAGCATCGGATGCCCCTGCTGGTCGTGGCTCACATAGGTCACCTCACCATAGAAAGGGCTGCCGTATTTCGGCGTGACGAAAATGCGCTTCCCGACGAGATCGGGAGTGAACTGCACACCCGTGGGCTTGGGCTGTACTTCGAGATTCCTTCCACTCGGTGCTTTTCCGGCGCGCAGATCCTCAGCAGCTTGGTTCGCCTCTTCCTGCGTCTTTCTCCGCGCGACCACGCGACCTTCTTTGTCGAGAACCTTCCAGCCTTTGTCCCACGGAGTGCCCGCACCCTTCTTCACCAGGTATCCGCCCTCTGGCTTCGGCGGTTCCCTGTGAACACCCGCGCCCGGAGAGAACTTCACCGGCTTGGGCTTCTCTTCGGTCTGGTCCGGCTGCTGTGGCTGCTGCACGTCCGTCGAGACGGGACCAGCTTCTTGCCCCATCGCACGCTTGAGGCTGTTCGTAAAATCCGACTCGCTCAGGTCCGTGCCGAACGCGCCATTGAACGCAGCCACTGCGCTCGGCTTCTCGCCCATCATCAGGAAGCCCTGATCGGGCGTGTCCATCGCAGCATCGTGAGCGAACTTCCGGAAAGCCTTGCGCGCATCCCTCGTCGGCTCGGCCAGCTTGCGAACGACGGCGTCGACGGCGGGATTGCGCTGTGCGAAGAAACCAGCCTGCGCGAGGTGAGTCTCGACGTTGCTACCACGTTCTGCGATGTCTGCGTGGTCGGCCAGGGCAGCGCGCACGATCGGCACGATGTTGTACTCATCGTTGCGGCCAGCCAGCGTCACGAGGTCGGTGAGCGAGCCATCGAGCTTATTCAGGATGGACGAAGGGGTCTTGTCCATCAGCACCGGGTCATTGACGACCAGACCGCGCACAGCACGCTCGACGAACGTCTTACCCTCTGCACTCAGGCCACCGTTCGAGCTGTCCACAAATTGCGGACGTTCACGTTCCGTGATCACGCCGTCCTGCGTGAGCAACTTGATGATGTCGTGGCCGTGGTCACGCATCACGTCGCGCAGTGAGCCCTCGCCCCCGAGATCATCCACCCATCCACCAATCGCGCGGAGCGTGTCGGGCGAGATGTTCTTGCCGGCACTGACAGCGCGCTCACTGACGCCGAGCGCACCCGTCATCGACTTGTTGAGTTCAGAACCGAGACGGCGTGCTTGTTCCAGCGTCGAAGGCGAATCGTTCAACTCGCGCACGAGCACAGGGTTCTTGAACTTGTCCACTGCCTTCGGATCGAGTCCGAACTGCGCCGCCTGATTCTTGATGGCTTGCCGATATGGGTCACCAGCGCCAGCCGCATAAACGCGTTGCGTGGACATCACGCGCGAGTTGCCGCCCAGGACAATTCCGTCCTTGGAGACAACAGGCGGACCATTCACCGCGTCGGGATTCGTGTTCACCGTGTACGCAGGGTCATAGTGCTGTGACTGTTGAATGACGCGGTTCTGCGCTTCGGGCTGAGTGTGGTAGGCGCGCTCTTGAACACCCGGAGGATAGTTAGGGTTCGGCGCGAACGTCTGCGGATTGTGCGAGGGAGTGAGGTGATCAGCCTCGACGATCTTGTATTTGGCCGCGAGCGAAGAGGAGGGCGTCTTGACGGCAGTGTCGCCGCCGTACATGCCCGGAATCGCAGCGCCTTTGCCGAACTGTTCGTCCTGCTTGCCCGTGTTCACCAGCGGGGTGCGGGGTGCGGGGGTGGGTGCGGGTGCGGGGGTGGGTGTGGGGGTGGCTCCGGTTTGGAATTCACCTTCTTTACTTACCGTGGGTTTACTTTCTGGCTGCTGCTCTAAACCAGGTGCAGGTGCAGGAGCTTGCTGCGGGATCGCGGGCGCTTGTGCTTCAGGCTTCGGTGCGACAGCGGGTGCAGATTGCGGCTGTGCCGGCTCCTCAGGTTGCTGGGCGACGATAGGCTGCGGTGCTTGTTCCTGCGTACCAGGTAGCGCGAGATTGCGTTGTGGGGAAGGCTGCTGCTCAGTGGCCGGCTGCTCCGCCGCGCGAGACCGGGTGAACCGCTCCGTGATGCGGTTCCACAAGTCTGCGAGCCGTTGACGAATCGCGCCCTGCGCCTGTACCGGGGTCGGAGCAGCTTGGTCGGGGAATACACCAGCGTTGCGTAATGTGCCCCACGCCTGATTCAGTTGCGAAGCCTGTTCCGCCGTGTTCGGGTTGACGTCAGGGTGAACCTTCGCCACCGCCTGTTTGTAGGCAGATGTGGCTTGGTCGAGAGTCGCGTTCTGCGGAAGATCGACACCGACGCTCTGGAGAATGGCGCGGAAGTCAGCGACGTGCTGCGCGAGTTCGGCTGCTTCGGGTGACACAACCCCCGCACCCTCAGCTGATCCGCTGCTTCCACGGAACGCGCTGCGGAGGAATGGCAGCAACAGCGCAGCGTTCGAGATGAGTTCGGCTGTGTCGGGGTCTGCGCCCAACTTCTGCGCGCCTTTCTGGATGGCCGGTTGAGCAATAGCGTAAGGAGCAACCGATGGGAGGAACGCGGGGTCCATCATTGCGACGGGCGCGGCAGTTTCCATCGCGCCAGAAATGGCTTCGTTCGCACCGCGGATAGCTTGCTTCTTGTTTACCTGTCGGCTCGGCGCACTGCTTGTGATTCCCGGCCCGCCGAGCATATCGCCCAAGGCATCCAACGCGCCGCTCTGTTGCAGTTCACCGATCCCATGAGCCGCTTTCACGGGGCCAACTGTGATTGCGGCGCCGGGAATGAAGGGCTCCGCACTTTCGGGCACGCCTGAAGCCGTGCCCGGAGCGCCCATCTTTTGCAGGATTCGCCCAGGCAGTGTTGCGCCCGTGCCGTGCTTGATGTCGCCTTCCAAGTCCTCCAGCCAAGCCAAAGGCCCGGAGCGAGCAGAGATCGTGGCATCGGCAGTCGGTTGCGTCGGCTTCGCCGTGGGGGTCGGAGCCGTGGTCGGCGCTGGCGTCGGTGTGGGCTGTCCCCACAGCGCGTGCTCGCCGCCGGGAAAAGTGTCGGGACTTGGCTGTTGCTGCTGTGCGGTCGGAGCGGACGTTCCGGCCGGCGCGCCGCCGAACTTCATATCCCACAGTGTCGCCTTCGTCTCGCGAGGCAGGTTCAGCCCATCGAAGCGCTGTTTGAAGTCAGACTGGTTCTGTGCTTGGTGAAACGCATCCCATGCGTCAGCTTTGACGCTGTTGGGAGCGTCCACCCCGTCCAGAACACCCTTCAGATCCTGCGGCTCCGCCATTCATTAGCTCCGCTTACTTTCCGAGGGGAAGGAGGCTTTTCTTCCCCTTGGGTTGACGATAGGGATTGCCGTTGTCGCGCGGGTACGGATTAGGCTGATCGTTGCCGTGCGCGGGAACTAAATTGGGAGTGCCCGATGTCTTGCTTAAATCGGGAGGGGTTTCGCCAGCCGCAAGGTAGCGATTGAAGCGCGCGTCCTCGATATTGTTTTGCAGTTGCTCGTACTGGTCGGGCGACAACACCGTGCCGTCCGAGGCCTCGTACATCCCTGACTGCTTATTGAGGACGTACTTCTGCTGGAGCTTCCGCGTGTCGTCCTGGTACTTGCCCTCAATCTCGGCACGCTGATTCGGGCTCAGACCGGCATCGTTACGTCCGCCAGCATTCGCGGCAGACTTGGCGCGCCAGAAGTCCTGAATCGAGTTGTGACCTTTGTTCGACGGGTCACCGCGCCATTCCTCGTACTCGGTGGGCTGACGCGGTTCATGCGAGGAAGGCCCGACAAAGATGTCGTAGCGGCCGGTGTCCGGGTTGAACTGGTACACGCCCTTGCCGGTTTGAACTGTGTGCGGAGTCGCACCAGCGCCGCCGCCCGCGGGAGTCTTTGCCTTCGCATCCGTCTCAGCCTTGAGCGCCGACCGGAGCTGCAACACGTTCGGATCGATGTTCGGGTCACGCCCGTTGTCGAACGCGTCCTGTGTCGCCAGGTCGAGTTGCTGCTGCGTGCTGAGATTCCCGCGTTGCTGCGCGAGAGCGTTGTACGCCTTCCCGCGCTGTAGGAAGTAGGGAACCTGCGCCTGATGCAAGGCCGACTCGCTCTGCGCGGCTTGCGTCTGCGCCTGGGTCTGCTCGATCTTCGCTTCCTCGGCCTGTACTTCGCGCTGCTGTGCCGCACGAATGAGCGGCATCTCCTTCGCAGCTTTCCAGCCAAGGCCAAACGCACTCGGACGATCCGGCCCGTTGTGCGCGTCGAGCGCTCCGCCCGCGATGGCATCTGACCCGCCCTGCACTCCGGCCGCGATGACTTGCATCAGCGAGCCGAGCTTCGTGAGGCCGCTATTCGGACTGACAGGCTTCACATTGCCGTACTGGTCGGTGGTCGCATCCTTAAATGTCGGCTTGACGACGGTTGGCAGATTCGCCCTCGGCGTGCTCACGAGTTGCGGCCCACCGCCCGAGGTGGTGACGGTCGGCGGTCCAACCTCGGCGGGCTCAGGGCCGGCGACACCGGGAGGAAGCTGCCCCTGTCCGGGGCCCACTGAAACGGCAGTCGGAGGGGTGTTCACCATCGCCGGCCCAGGCTGCTTCGAGAGCGCAGCATTCGCCGCGTTCATCGCATCAACCGGCGAGTTGTAGAACGTGGTATTGCCGGAGGGGTCCTGAAGGCCAGTCTTTGTGAGGTTGTCGAAGAAGTGTCCCATGTGCCTCAGCCTCCAAAGAATCCGCTGCGGGGTGTGTTGCCCAAGGTGAATAGTGTCGGCACCTGCATGGGCTGCGGTACGCCGTATCCATTCACGCTCGCGGGCGCCGGAGCCGAGAAATTCGTCGGCCTCGCGCTGCGGTTGATGTTCTGCCGCGACTGGTCGAGAGACTGAAAGCCGGAAGCGATGCCCGAGCCGATGCCTTGCTGCAAAGCTGATGGCGAAGTCTTGGCACCCATGCCCTTCAGGTCATCGCTCGTAAGCGTGGGGTAGTCGGTTTGGAGTTGCGCCGCCGTGCTGCCCGTTCCCGGAACCTGGGCGTTCGGGTCAACCTGTGGACTGAACAGGTTCTTTACGGCGCTCACGCCATTCGCAATGTCACTGAGCCCGCTTCCCATGGTTCACCCCCTTAGAACGGGATCTTGGAAATCACGCCGCTTGCGATGCCGCCGAACAATCCGCCGAGTCCGGGAGAAGCCAGCGGAGCGTTCATAATCGAGCTGTTGCCCTGCATCGCGCCGGAGAAGTAGCTGGCGGGGTTGGCGATCTGCTCTTGGCCGGTGAGCATCGCAGCCGCGTTGTTCTTCGCCTGCTCGTTCGCGAAGAGATTGTTAGCAAGGTTGCCGTCGAACGAGCGCGCTTCCTGCGCATTCAGGTCGTTTGTGGACTGCTCCTTCATGCCACTGGGGAGCGCACTCATTGTGCTGAACCGGCGCGCGAGCGCTGCCTTGGCCGGCGCGAACGACTGACCAGTCAAACCGCCGGTGTAGTCGGTGAGAGCGTTAAAGAAGGGCAGACCATTGTTCATGCGCGAAGTCGCATAGGGGTCGATCTTCGCCTCTTGCGACTTCATGAAGGCGAGCTGATCTTCTGCCGCCTGTCCCTCTGCGTTCGAGAGATTGGCCTGCGCGTCGGCCGCTCGATTTTGTGCTGCGCTCGGGCCACCACCCATGACTCACCTCCCTACACAGTCGCCACGTACCGCTCGGCGGGTTTTGCCTTCATCGCTTCCAGCCATTCCAGATAATGTGGACAGCGTTGTTCGGGAGCTTCGTTGTCGGCGATATAAACGAACACCTTGCCACCCTGCGCGCCGTTGTCGCACAGGTAGTCCCGCATCCGATCAATCAGGAGCTTTGCGCTGCGGGCATTCGTCGAGCGGAACACACCGATGTCAGGAACCATCTGCAGCGTCGAGATACCTTCGACCTGCACCGGAGTACCGTTTTCATCGACGGTGCACTCGACAAAGACGTTGCGGTAATCGGTGAAGTTGATTTGCTGCGCCAGTTCGCGCTCCGCAAACTCGACAGCGAGCTTGTGCAGATGCGGATCGCGCGGGAAGTAGGTTCCCCCGCGCTCGACGAACATCAACTGAAATACTCTGGCCTTCAAGACGTTGCACTCCCTTGCGCCTGTACTTTGCGCGATTCAAGTCCCATGCGGTTCAGCGATGAGACGAAAATGTTGTGCTTGTGCGTATCGCTGACACTCACTTGATAAGTCGTCAGCGCGACATCGGAAATTGAGCCTATTAGGTTGCTTTCGGTGTCGAGATAGACCCGCCATCCCGTCACGTAGTTCGCCAGCGGAAGGGTGGGCGCGTCCCACTTCACGGTGAGCGCGGCATGGGCGCCCGTCACGATGATGTTTCGCGGAGGAGCGGGCCGAGAGGCTGGTCCGCGCGCATTAAACAGATCCCCGGAACGACGCTTCGCGCGCATCGTTCCCGGAGTCTGAGGTGTTACCAAAGGCCCATAGGATGTCGGCATTAGTGCCCCCGGCCAGGACGGAAGTTCGGCGCTACCATGTACACGCGCCCCCAACTCTCCAGCGGGAAGTGCGGAGGGTTATTCAACGCCAGCGTGAGCGGTTGCGCGTTCGGCGCGAACCGCACCACGAAGCGGTCGAAATCCGAGGCAAGCTCGACGCCGCTCGTACCGCCCGTGAGTTCCACGTAAGGGTTCACGTAGAGGGTTTGCGTGCCGGGAGGAGGTGTTGGCCCGTAGGGATTCCCCGAGACACTGAGCCAGAGCCCCGTCTGGCCGTCGAACTTGTAACCGGCAGTGATGTCCGTCGCGCCGGCGTCAGCGGGAGTTGTGTTCACCAGCAGCCCGAAGTTTGTGTAGGAGTTGTCGCTGCCGTGAAGCTGCCGGAAACGCCCGATGATCTGAAACGCCGGTGGGTTCCCCGGAGAGAGTTGTTGGAAGAAGGCCCAGTTCAGGGGCACCCACATGGGTGCGTTCGCGTCCTGATCCCATAGCCGCACCCGCAGGCTTGAAGTGGTGATGTCCAGATGCAGGTAGGAGTGTTGCGCGTAGCCGTTGCCGATAGGCTCCCAAATGAAAGTGCAGCCGTTCGGCAGGTTCGACCACAGCGCCGGATCATTGAAGTAAGGGTCGAGGACCGAGTTGAGATTGGTGCCCAGGCCCACCTGGACGAATAGCCGCTTTACTTCGACATCGGGATTGTCCACGCCCATTACGACGCGATACTGCGAATCGCTCTCGCCGCCCGGAACCTGCTCGATGGTTGCGCTGATGTCGGAGAGCGCGCCACCGTTGAGCTGCCCGCAGACCGACCACCTTGCGTTACCATCCCCGAACCATTCAAGGCACTCCAGCTTCGGGCGTGACGGTCCCGCATTCAGCAGCGCCATGTAGAGGCCGCTGATGTCGTAAGCATCGTCAAGCTCGCCGCTGTAGAGCTGGTAGATGCGGCCATCCTGCGCGCCCGCGTAGAGCCGCGGGTGATCGTTGCCGTCCCGCACCTGCGCCATGTAGTAGTCGCTGGCGAGCACTCCGCTGAAGCGATCTTCGTAGCCCTGTCCCATCGGGCTCCTGCCGCCTTGCAACGTCGTATAGGTCCACGAGTCGCGCAGCATGAAGTCGTGGACGATGCGGAACGGAGCCGCGTATGGACCCACGCTGTCGAGGGCCTTAACGACCAATTGGTCAATGAACGATGCCTGGTCGCGGAAGTAGCGAACCTGGACCACTGACAGGTTCTGGTCGGGGATCTTGCCGAGCAGCGCGACCTCGTACTCATCGGAAACCTGCGTCGGCCCGGAGGACGACATGGTTGCCAGTTGCTTATTGCCCGTCACCCAACATGGGCCGTAGGGCGTGCTCTGGAAGGCTTCTCTGCCGGCTGCTCCAACCTGCCAGGTGCCTTCCCACCCCATGACACCGGACAGTTCATCGAGGATTCCTACGTCCTGTTCGCTGAAGGCGTAGCACATCCCCGAATCCGAACCGAGGCAGTTGATAGCAGCGCCCGTCTGGAAGGTTTCGACGTTATTTCCGGGCCACGCCTGGGCGCAGTCGCCCACGTAAGTGAACTGCTCCGCGTTCTGAGCTGCATCCGCCTCGCTGTCCGTCCAATAAATGTAGGGACTGTTCGGCGGATTGCCCATGAGCCTGTCGCCCACGCGCACGATCTTGTCGAGCACCGGAGGAGGACCGTTGCGAGTCGGCATCTCGGCCGTGCCGTCCATTCCAGCCGTCGCTACAGTGATCGCAGTCGTTCCATTCGGGCAGTACAGCCAGTTACCGTCCGAACCCATGACGGGATATGGAACTTCCGCGCCGTCCCCGGTGCGCCCGATCATGATGTCCCACTCGGAATCGTTGAGCCCGCCGTTGCTCACGGTGCCAGTGTCGGGCGCCGGCCCGTAAGGACCACCGAAGCTGCCCGAGCAACTGATGCTGTTCGCGGTGACGGCAAAGACGTTGAGGTACTGTCCGTTCAGCCAAGTCGCGGTCGTGAAACCAGAGGCGAGCACTTGGTCGCCCACCTGAAAAGGAGGCTGCGAATTGAAGGTGAGAACGAGATAGTAGACTGGCGGATTGTTGTGGCCGTTGCGGAGAACTTGAACCGTCGTGACCTGCGCGCTGCCCGAGTTGTGAAAGTTCGGCAGGTTGACGATGTTGATGTCGCTCGGAGTGGTGGGCGCTACGCGCTGCCCAATCGGGATGCGGTTGCTTACGTGGCCCGTGACGCGGTTCCAGATGGCCGCATAAAACTGGAAGCCAGGTTGTGCTCCGCCGATGGTGGACACCAGGCCGTTCGGGTCGGCTGCGCCGATGTTGACTTGCACGGTAGCCCACAGGTTCTGCTGGCTGACGTTCGGGTCCGGCAGGCCGATGTCGCGCATGACGCCGTTCGCGTCGAGCATCTTCATGTCCGTGCCGTTCACGCCGAAGAGCATGTTCTTGGCGTAGGCCCACTGCCACAGACTTGAGGAAATGATTTGCTTGCCGCGCACTGTGACCGTGCTGACGTGCCCCGTGTACACGTCGAGCAGGTAAGGCGTCGTGTCCCGAAAGAACACCACGTACTGATCCCCGTTGAACACGCGGAAGGATGCCAGCGAGTGCATCGCGGGAGTCAACTGAATTGCGTCCTGCGAAATAGGCGAGTAGCCGCGCCGAACCTGAAGGAACCCGGCGCGCATCGGCGTGACATTGACGCACTGTAAGGCGCGATTCTGCGGCATGTTGAGGGGATTACTCCGGCTGTCCACGCCGCCGAACTCGAACTGTTCCTGTACTTGAACGCTCATCGGTTATGTGCTCCGAATCGCGTGCTCCGCGACGGTGTACTCGCGCACCTTCCCGGTGCCGAAATCGCGCTTCAATGCCGCCTTGTCTTTCGCATCGCTGTATTCAGCGAACGCGGTGGAGTATTGCGCGCTCTGCTCGCCCAGGCAGAAGCGATAGATCTGTGCCTCTAAACCTTTCGCAAGGACGCGATGAAGGAAGGCCGGAACGAGCGGGATATCGTCGGGCAACTTGTCGTAGCGGCTGTTTGGGAGCGCCCAATAAGTCGCGCGGAGGTGATAGACGCCATCGGGAACCGGACTGACGATGAGCGTGTCCGGGTCACCGAGCGCGGGGAAGTATTTCGCGGGAGGCCCCTGAGTCGTATCTTCCAGCGCATAGTCCTGAGCGTCTGTTTCGTAAAGAGGAGTCAGTCGCCGCCAGCTTTCGCCACCGCCGGCAGGAGCAGTCGGGTCCGGGAAGAGCTTGACCGAGATGATCTGCTCGCACTCGAACTCTTGGCCGTTGGTCGGCCCGATGTTGTAGGCGTTCGTTCCCGCAGCAGTGTCGAAGCCGATGCTGTACTTGCGCCAAGACCAGTAGTACTCGGAGCAGAAGTCCTGCAACAACGCAAGGAACTCCTGATCGAGGTTGAGCCTGCCCTGCGCCATGCGGCGTGTGCGCTGGTCGGCAAGCTGAATCAGGCGCTGGCGGGTCATCCCCGACGATGTGGGGTTATTTAGGACCGGCATGTTGTTCCTCTTGGGGCGTTACTGGACGGTGGAGCACCAGAACATGTCGCCCTTCACTTGATCGGTAGCAGCGACACTGAACTGGAGGTATATCGTGCTGGCGTTCGCCAGGTTCTCCGACCACGAGAGGCCGGAGTAAGGCGATTCAGTGGTGCCACCGAAAGCCGCCCACGGGACGTTCACCACCTCTGCGGAAACTGAAGAGGGAATGAAAATCTCGATCGACACATCACCGCCGTTGTTCCCCGTGGTGAAGTTGGTCGGGTAGGTGTAGGACGTGCTGCCGAGCTTCCAGTACACCGTCGTGGTCGAGCTGCCAGACGTGTGACGCAGACGCCCAAAGCACTTCACCCCCATGCCGACAGAGAATGTGCCGGCCGGAATCGTGTAGCTGTACACCGTCGCCGCCGAACCTGTGCCAGTGATGGCCGACGTCGGCCCTTGCATCGAACCGCTCAGGACGTGCGAGCCCTGTACCGGAATTGTCGGCTTGTTCTTGATGAAATCAGGGTTTCCCGCGTTCGATTCGTTCCAGTCGGCCTGTTGCTGCGCGGGAACCTCGACCGAGACATTTCCATCGTTGGCTGTGCGCCACACGCCGTTCACGTAGCCGCTGTCCGCCGCGGGCTCGGCAGCATTGAAATTCGCCTGCGCTCCGGCGCCGTGCCAGATCGTGCCGTTGAAAGAAAGCCATGACTGGCTTGCTGCATACCAGTTCGCACCCCAAGCCTCGCAGAGCACCCACGTCCCGCCGCCGCCCGCGCTGCAATCGTCGCGAGTTGCGCCGTTGGAAACCCATACCAGGGTGCCGGGTGCAAGACTCGAAGCAGAAGGCAGTCCGCTTACCGTGTACGTTCCAATGCTCACGCTCTGTGCATCCACGTTTACCGCATAGACGTGCGACCAGCGGCAACTCACCGACGAGCTACCCTTCTGGCAATGGGTGTACGTGTTGCCGATGTTTTTCTCTGTGGTGTCGCCCGTGTTCCAAGCGGGTATCAGGTCCCACTTCGAGGTGTCGTACCCGTTGTTCGGCCCGAGCCAGCGATAACCCCATCGCGCCATTGCTTCGGGCGACGACCCAAACTGCGTGCGGTTGTGTCCGTAGATCAAAATTCCACCCGAGATCACGCTGCTGTTGTCACCGTTGCCTGCGTCGGCGATCAGGGTCGAACCTGCCGAGGTAAGCCCAAAGAGTTCGGTGGGTGTGCCGTTCGGATTGCCCTGCATGAATGTGTTCGGCTGAAAGGTGAACGCCTGGTTTCCGAAGACCACGCCGTTGCTCAGGTAGAACACCGGCTGTTTCGTGGTGGTCGCGACATTCGCGATCACCTGCCCGCGCACCGTGTCGTTGAGGATGTTGGTGTAGCCGATGAGGTAGAAGTTCGCAGACTGAAACTGGATCGTCCCCGGCCCTGTGCTCTTCACGAAATCACGCTGCGAAGTGCCGAAGGCGTACCCGCCGTCAACCTTGATGGCTCCGAGAACCGTCGCGTCCGTGGTGGTCGAAAGGATTACCGGGTCCTGCACCTGCGCGGGGCAGATCGACGCCTCAGCTTCGGATTTGAGGCCGTGCAGCGTAAGCGTACCGGCCGCGTTAAAGTTCGCGGAGATGAGCGCCACCTGATTACAGTCGCCGCTCACGCCGTCGATAACGCCCACGCCCGACAGGTTCGTAAACGCCACACCCGCGCCGTTCAATGAGCGATTGCTGGTGATGTTGCTGATGGCCGACTGCGTAGCTGCGTAGCCGATATTCTCGAGATTGTGGCTGTAGCACGCCGACAACTCGATGTCATGCACGCGCGCCGTCTCGCCCATGTTCTCGATCTTGAGGCAGTCGCCCGCGGTCTGGTTCGTGCCGTTGCCAATAAGCCGCAGGTTGCCGATCTCGCCCCAGTGCCACCACTGCGGCGTGGCAGTGCCGGTGCCCACCGTCGATGTCGCAATCAGATCAGCATTGAGCCCGTTGGAGGGCTGAATGATCGTGCCGTGGTTTGTGGAGGTGCTAGCACCGAGCAGCCGCGCGCCGGGTTGCAGAATGATCCCAGCGGTCACATTGTTGTTGCCATTGTTGAAGGTGACTGTCGCGTTGATGGTGTAGGTCACAGCCGCGAGCTGTACCAGCACTGAGTCAGGGACAATGAATCCGGCGCCGGTGTAAGCGCTGGTGCGGTCATCCACGACCACGCCCGTCACCTGCCCGCTTCCCGCCGCCGCGGCAATCGCCGCTTGGATGCTGGCGTACTTGCTGACCAGATACTCCTTGCCGACGACGGTTTGATACGTAATCGCTCCGAAGGTCTGCTCTTGTGTCCAGGTGTTCTGCTGATTCAGCAGATTCCCGCCGCCGCTGGCGTCCACATACTCTTTCGTTACCGGCAGCATCAGGTCCGGGTTCGTGCTCAGCTGATTGCTGAACGCGACTTGCTCAACGTAGTGCGTTCCGCCCGTCGCGCACCAGCGATAATTGCCCTGCAAATCGGACGCGAAGCTCGGGACAGAGGGAGGATTCGTGAGAGGTGCGGTGAGAGCCACGTCCGAAAAGACCTGCACGGGCGTGGTGCATGGGCCGCTGCCGCCGTAAGGCACCGAGCAGACGGTAATCTGCGCGCCGCCGGCAGGATGTCCGTACTTGTCGAGAGCCATGCCGGCGTGACACACGCCCATCGGGATAGTCGCCGAAGCGAGCCCGCAGAGCACGAACAGCGAGAGAATTGCGGATAAGAGTCGTTTCATGTTCGTTACCTCGACCACGCGCCTTGCACCATCGCGTCGTATTCGCCCTTGGTGCTTTGGTATTTCTGGTCTTCTTGTCCGAGGGTGTAGCGCAGGATTGTCGCTTCCAGCCCTTTGACGAGGATGCCGTGCAGGTGCGAGTGAATGTAGGACGGGACGTTGGTGCCGAGCGGTGCGGTTGGAATTGCGTAGTACGCGAGCACGAGAGGATAAACGCCGTCAGGGATGGGCGAAAGGCGTAGCGTATCCGGGTCGCCCAGCTTGCGGAAGTAGTTGGTCGGCTGGCCCTGCGCGTCTTTGTTCTGGCGCCGGGCCTGGTCGCTCGGTTCGTTTACGGGATCGAGGCCGATGATGTCCGTCGCCCCGCCCACAATCTGCACCGAGTAGATGTCGTCCACCTCGCAGGGACCATTCTCGCCATCAGTGGGCATCGGATAATCAGCCGTGGTTGCCGCCGTATTGATGGGTACGGTTTTCAAGCGCCACGGCCACGGGTACATTCCGCAGAACTCTTGCAGGACCAACAGCAATTCGTTGGCGAGGTTAAGCACCTTGCCGCCGCGCTTCTCCGTGCGGTTGTCTGCGGTCGTGATGATGTCCTGAACCGTCATTGCACGACCTCTTCAACGTAAGTCCCCTTGCGCTTGGCTTCCTCGATCACGCCCCGCTTGTGCGCGAGGAAATCCGCGATGCCGTAGCCGTAATCGCCATGGTGCAACGGCGTCACGTTCGTATCGCAGTACACCGGGATTCCGGCGATGCGAGCTTTCAGGCAGAAGGAAATATCCTCGCCATACTCACCGCAGCCGTTCACGGCAGGCAGGGTTTGAAACCACATGCCGTTCTTCAGCCAGCGCGTGTCCTTTGTGTCGCTGAACTGCCGCTTGCGGAGGGCTTGCAGTCCCGCGGTGTTCCACGCTTCATCAGGAGGGTGGGGAATACCGCCTTGCTCGCCTATCCACTTTGTGAGGTACGCCTCGTACCCGCCGTTCAGGTACAAGTCAGCAATGGCGTCGAGCGCCTTCTTCGAGATGAGAATCATGCCCGTGCCGAGGGCATCCACCTCGATGAGTTCGCCCTGCTTCCACTGGAAGCGCTGAACGAAGTCGCCGCTCTTCTCGTCGAAGATCCTCAGCGTCGGAATCGGCGGATCGGCGCGTCGCGTGCACAGCGCCCCAACGATGTCCTTGCCATGCGACAGCAAGCGCACGAGCGCATCCGGCTCGGGCTCAATGTCGTCGTCGATGAAGAGCACATGGGTGAACGGACTGTTCTCCTGGTACAGCCGCGCCACCATCTCGTTACGTACCCAATGGATAATCGAGTGCCCGAATAGCCGTGGCTGGATGATGTTCGCAACCTTCCGCGCCTGCGCGATCATCTGCTCCCAGGCAACCATGCAACTCGGCTTGGGACTTCTATAGCTCGGAACGAGTACGGCGACGGTGGGGAGTTCGGCGCGCTTCGTATCGCCCGTGAACTCAATGTTCAGCGCGCGAGAGAGCACGGCACGCCCGTCCGCGTCTTGCAGCATTCGGGACAGTTGCTTGCGGAAGCCTTCGATACGCTCGTCGGTCATGGAAGCACCACCCCCGCCGCTTGTGCGCCCATCATTCGCTCGACGAGCGTCATCTGGTCGCGGATGTAATCCTTGACCTTCTGCACGTCGGCTTCACTCATGGGCTGTGTGTTGCGCTCGCGCGCGAACTCGCGCTTGCGCTCAATGGCCTCAGCCTCTTCGGACTTCGCCACCGGACCTTCCGCGATCCGCTGCTCGAACTCGCCTCTGGCCCAGTCCTTAATGCAGGGCACGCGCTCGCCATCCTCGTAAGCCAGGGTGTCGTACTCTTCCGGGTTTACTTCCCAGTTGGGCACGAGTTCGAGCTTCGGCGGTTTGGGAGGCAGTTCGGGGTGACACTCGGAGCACTCGTCCCGAGGTTCCGGCAGTGGCACCCCGCCTTCGGTGAAAGTGGTAATAAGGCGCGAAGGATTCTCCGCGCCACAAGTCCTGCACCGCTGCATTACTTGCCTTTCTTCCCGTCGGGAGGCTGAGAACCACTGCCCTGTGCGGTGGAGTTGCCCTGCGCGGCCAGCGCAGCCTTCTCCGCTTCCAACGCCTGAATCTTGGCGAGCAGTTCGTTGTTCTCTTTCTGCAAGCGCTGCTGGAAGTTCTTGGCGAGAGATTCCTTCTCTTTCGCGTCGAGGTGCGTCTCGCGCCACTCTTCCGTGGAGATGCAGCCGGGATACGTGTCGAGGAATTCCTGCTGCTCGGGGTCGGTGGTCTGGTACATCCCCCGAACAAAGGTGATGACGCCGCGCACATGGTTCTGAACGTCCGTGCCCTTCACCGGGCCGTAGTGGACGCTCAGACCTTCGCCGCGGACGTAGTAGGTTTTGGTTGGGACGGTGTGGCGATTATTGTCCTTGCAGTGCCACTCGCCGGCATTAAAGCCCTTCTTGCAGCGAGTGCAGGTAAATGCGTAAACCACTTCCTGTTCGTCGGCCATATTCCTCTCGAAGCGAAAGGGCAGGCCCGAAAGCCTGCCCTCAGAAATGCCGCCTCCTTATTAGGGATTAGGCGAACTGGGTGATGTTGTAGCCGCGAGCGTGCTTCTTCTCGTGCCGAACCTGCCAGCCGGCCACGGTGCGATACTCGTCCACCTTGCGGGCGCTGCCGTCCTTTACGACGTCCTGCCACAGCTTGGTGTTCATGTTCTGCCCGTTGCCCGCCAGGTAACGGTAAGTCACCGAAGGCAAGTCGATGAGGTAGAGCTCATCGTTAAATCCGGCCGCACCGGCGATGCCAGCTTCCATACGGAAGTTGTTGGCGATCATGTAGGTGCCGTGATTGCTCACGATCTTCTTGATGGTCACGCCGAACACCGAATCCTGCACGTTGGTGAGGATCTTGTTGGCGCTGAAGAAGTCGAAAGCGGAGAGCACGTGCGGACCCGCCATGCACAGCTTCTCCTTCTCGCCATACCGGAACCCCGTCTCGCCGAACTGCAACATGGCGGAGTAGGTGATGGTGGTGGAGAAGTCGGTCACGTTGGTCGCGATGCGCGCCTTCACGCCGTCCGTCGCCCAGCGAGAACCCGTGGACTCCAGATCCTCGTAGAATTGGCCCCACAGGCCGGCAGCCTCGATCTCCGAGCGGTGCCGCACCAGCGAAACACCCATCTGGTACTTGCGCTCGCCTTCGGGCACCGCGTAGGCTTCGGTCGCCTCCATGATGTCCGAGGTCTGGATCGGAGTGCGGAAGAACTGGCACGCCGACTTGTGAGGAACCTTCTGCGTCGAACGCACGGTCGGAACCGGGCCACCTTCCACGCACGCCTGCCCCAAGATGCGGAGCGAGCTGGTCGCGGTGATGGTGCCGCCCGCGCCGCCGCCCAGGTTGCGGGTGACGGTCAGCAGGTTGCCGGCGACGGTGGTGACGAGGATGATCTCGTCGAGTCCGCTCTGGCCGGCGCCGGTAGGCTTGGGCACGATCACCAGGTCGTTGACGGCGAAAATCGTGCCATCGGCAACGGTGATCTGCGTTGCGTTGGACGCGTAGTCGGTGCCGTTGTTCACCTGCCCCCACAGCGGAGCTTCCGCGTCCTCAAACCACTCGAACTTCGGAGCGATGGCGGGAGCGCGCTTCTTCGCGTTATTGGTGAGAACCCACAGCGGAGCGGCATCAGGCTCCAGCTTGAGCATCGTTTCGTCGACGTCACGCTTCAGAGTGGTTTCCTGAGAAGCCATCTGAACCGTGCGGGTCATGTTGATGATAGCCATGTCAGATTCCTCGTAACGGGTATCGACAGCACCTCGCCGAAGTTGACACCTTTACCGTTTCATGCCGAACGCGGAGCCGTGCCTCGCGTTGTACGCGGCCATGATTTCGGCGTTGATGTCGCCATCAGGCTGGGTGATCGTCCCCTTGGACTGCCCCGCTCCCAGTGCTTGTCCCGCACGGCGCTGTTCAGTCGCCTTGCGTTCCAGTCGTTTCCCAGTGTTCACCGCCTGGGCTACCGTCTCGGGAGTGATCTTCTGCCCGCTCATGATCTTGGCGAGCAGCGCATAGCGAGCCGCGGTCTGCTGGCGGAACGGCAAAACATTGCCCGCCCTGTCGCGGAACACCATGCCCTCGAAGCCCGGGATCTGTGCAGCAGCTGTCCGAGTAGCCTGCCGGAACTCCTTGCTTCCATACTCGGGCAGGTTGTCGTACAGCTTCTGGCCGTCAGGACCCGTCGCATTGCGAACGCCGTCCCACTCTTCCGCGTAGGCCACGCGCTCGTACATCTGCGAGAAACCGGGGAACACGCGCTCAATCGCGGCATTCACCATCGAAGGCAGCGCCGTGTTCATCAGGTCAACCGCGCCCCTGGCGAGAGTCTTCCCCACCACAGGAGCGTTCTTCACCAGGTCCGCATACTCCGGGTCGTCGAGCTTGACGCCAAACGCCGAGAGCATGTTCAGACCCAGCTCGTTGACCGAGTTCTGGTCGAGGTTCTTCTCCACAAACTGATCCAGCGCCGCGTAATACTGCTTACGCTGCTCTACCGGGTCAGCGACAGTTGCGTTTGCTGGCTGCTCGCCGGTTTCGGTTTCGAGGGTGGGTTCCTCTCCCGTGGCGGCCTCGGCCTGCTCCCGCTGTTGAGCGATGAAAATGTCGGAATTGATCTTGTCGTGGAGGGCTTGGCGAATCCGTGGGTCGGCCGCGATCTCCTCCGCCGTATAGCCGTACCGCTTGCCGTACTTGGCGACCACGTCATCGGGGAAAACCTTCTGTTGCTCGTCAGGGAGCCAGTTCGGGTCGTCCGCCTCTTCGGTGGTCGTGGTTTCGGTTTGTTCGGTTGGGGTTTCCGCTTGCTCGGTGTTCTCGGCCTCTGCGCTGGTAGCGGGTTCTTCCGCAGTGGCTTCGAATCCGGGGCGGTATCCCAGGAAGCTGGAATGTTTCTCCAGTTCCTGCGTCGTCCCTTCGGACGTGGTGGTGGTCGTCGCTGCCGGCTGCGACGAAGTCGCAACCTGCTCAGTAGTTTCCACGTTGTGCTCCTTGTTCTCAGGCAGTGGGTCTGCCGAGATTCAGCGGTGGGTCCGCCAAAACTTTGTGGGTTTAACGAATCGGCTGGCTTAAGGAGTTATTCCGGAATTGGGAGTAAACGCCGTATTCCTGTCTTAGCTCCGAGGGCAAAAGCACTCGTTCTCCGCGGAGAACACCTGTAATATGGTGTGTCAACGCTCTCCCTTCTTACGTTGATGGAATAAGGTGCCGCAGCTTCTAACAATGCTCGGGGGTAATGAATGCCAGCAGGAACACAAAGTACCGGAGATAAAGACAAACATCCTTGCGAAGTGAAGGACTGCACATGCCCTGATTATGAACCAAATGGAGCGGCTCTTGGCATTTGCCTGCGCGACGGGTGCGGTCACCGTGATGTGGATCATGCGATCACATCTTTCATAGAGCGCGTGAGGCAGCAAACATCAGGGTTGATCCCGACCAATTCGGGGGACGCCCGCTCCAGGATCATTGATGTGCTCCTGGACATTGGCTTAACTCTGGCTGCGGGATACCTGCTCGGCGACCCTGGCGGGCTAGACAATGCCGAGCTCCAGGCAATTAGCGGACAGCTAAGTCAGATTAGCTCACAACTCGATCAAATCGACCGAAAACTCGACATGATAATCGAGCAGTTGAAAGACCTGCAGATTGCAATGGACAAGAACAAGGTTGAGACATATATGTCGATTGCGCAATCGAGGATAGGTACTCTGAAAGGGTACATGAAAGATACCTCTACGTTCATCCCTTCAGAGGTTCTGTCGAGCGCGGCAACGCTAATGGATTCAATTTACGTGCTCGTGGGGGATAGCTCAAACCAGGCATTCAGCGCGCTGCTCCAAACCGCAGCGGCATATGCAACCTGGGTTCAGTCATATATGGCAGTTGTACGCCAGATCAATGGCAAGATCACCGTCTGGGACCACCCACACCATCAATTCTATTCTAACTTTACACTGCAGACAGTCAAAGACATGACAGCGAACCGCGACCAGTGGTTGATAAAGAGTCAGGAGCTGGAACAGTGGACCAAGATTAACACAGTGTTCGAGTTCAATGGCTCATTCGCGAATAGCACTGTTCCTTTTAAGATGCAATATGCACCTAACGAGGGACGTCGATATCTTTATGCTAACGTGCAATTTACCTACACGCACCCGCCACATCCACCTGTAACTTGGATTAAGTTCTGTGCAACTGACCAGAATGCGCTAGGCGCCTGGGAGTGGACTCCTTTATTTGGCCCTTATGGTGATGACCATTGGAAGGCAGCATGGGCAGCCAACGAAGCAAATTTGAACACTCTCAGTCAGTTGTGGCGCGCACTACAACAGTTAGCTGGGATTGACGCTCTGAACGACAAACTGAAGAATGATGTTTTTAAGAAACCCGCCAATTGGGATTCGCCACCGCAGCCCGCCAAACGATCAAAGAGGAAGTAAAGGTGCCGCTAGGCAAGACAGCTTGGTCAATAATTCCGGCATGGCACGATTTGATATACACCCAAGCAATCCCGATCTGTCGACGCTCAAGCGTTTACTAGTTCGTGCATGAACATCTCATACGCCTCCGCTTTGGCCGCATCGTCGGCTGCGCGCTCAACATCACGCGGTACCATCGACATGCGCTGTGTGCAGCTCCGGCGGTACTCGTCTGCCTTGAGTTCGCAGAACTTCGCAAGCACCGCCTTGAGAGGTGAATTGCCTTCCTGAAAGTCGTTCAGGACATACCTTTCGCCGTCGCTGAACCCTGTCATACGTTGCCGACCCTTGTCTGCATCGCTTTCGGAGCTGCAGTCACGATGTCCTGCGCCTCGTCAGCTTTGTCGGCCGGCGAGAGCAGGTTGCTTGCATGGTCGGCAGCTTCGGACATCCTGCCCACCGCATCCATCGTGTCGCGGTGCGCTAACTCAGCGCTCGGCTGCAACCCGAACATTGGGAGGATTTGATTCACAACGTCCGATGGCATCTTGTCGAGCGGCAGGTTGACGCCGATGTTGCCCTTGAATGGCGGAGGCTGCGGATTCGGATTCTCGGGAATGATGTAATCGTCGGGATTGCCAATTCCGCGAATTGTAGAGAGGTGGAAACGTACCACCTTGCGATGATCGACCACATCAGGTGCGGCCATTGCGACCTGTTCCAGGTCCATCGCAGCGGCGCGGCGCAGGTCGTCATCCACGGCAAGATATGATCCAGCTTCCGGCTCAACCTCGTATTCCTCCTGAATATCCATCGGGTCGAGTCGCACTGCTGCCGCCTTTCCGTAGCGGCTGGTCGTCACCCACTGTTCCGGCGACTGCTTGGTCGCATCGAAATTCACCGCGCGCGGCAGGGCATTGTTGTCGTCGTCGAATGACGCCGGAGCGTTGAGCTGGTCCGGAGACGCCCTCGACAACATCTCGCGAAGTTCCTGAGTCCAGAAGTTCGACGCGATTTCCCAGCTCTCACGTGCCGCTTGCTGGTTCATCCACAACTTCTTCTGCCCGAGTTCGCGCAGGTAGAGGTTGCGCCCATCGAGCTTGAACTGGGTCAGCCCATCAAACGACTTCGCCGCCAACATCGCGGTTGTGGCGGTCTTGCCAGCCTGGGGATTCGTCGCCGTACCTGCATCCACCCCGTTCACCGAAGGCTCGGCCAGTCCGAGCACGCGCCACAATTCGGCGCCACGCTCGAACGCGCCAGTCGGCAGCGGTGGGTCTTGCAGGTACTGGAAGTTGCTTGGATCCTTGCAGCGCAATTCGCGGAAAGGTCCCCGGTTGATTACCTCGTCCGCGCCATCCTCTTTGTCGCGCACGAGCAGGAACTTGCTCAACAGGTTCGTGACGTAATCGAAGTTCTGCCCGAACGTGTAATTCAGCAGCAGGTGAACGTACCGCAGTAGCCGCGGAGTCGAGTCGCCCTGAGCATTCACGAGATCGGGAAGTGGCACCAATTCGGTGTAGGTGTACTTGCCGTACAGGTCCCACGGGTAAGGCATCCGGCCGAGCGCCTTGTCACGGAGGTGCTCGCTGCACCAGGTGATCCACATGCGCCCGTCGTCGCCCAGCTCGTGACACTCGATGATGTCGAACCGCTTGCCGGGGAGAAGCCTCTTGGGAATCCACGGCTGAGTCTGCTTGGTGATGTCGCGGAACATCTCGCGGAGGTCAGAAATCTTGCTTCCCGGCATCTCGGGTCCGGGGTCCATGTCGAGGAGCTCCTGCGCGGCTTTCGAGTCGAACGCCTGAATCGTGCTGCCATTGTCGTCCGTGTACGTGACCTTGAGCATTTTCTGGAGCCACAGGTCAGTCTCGGTGTACTGCTCGATCACATAACCAGAATCGTCGAGGCAGAGCGTTCCCGGTTCAATAAACACGTCGCCCACGAACAGCGATTTCACCACCGGCCCTTCGTATCGCTTAACCTTCGTCGGCAGAATGATCTCGTTGCCGCTCTTGCCGATGAACTCGGCCACTTCTTCGGGGGTGAGGAACTGGCCGTATTCCTGTACTGCCGACTGAATCTCGTCCTGGGGAGCCCCCTGCGCGCCCATTACAGATGCGCGATCGTTGAACACAACCTGATTGCCACGCATTAGAGCCTTGCGGAACACGCGTGTCGGTTCGATGTTGTCCCAGTAGAGCTTGCTGTAGCTGAAGCCGAATGCCTCAGCTCCCATCACGACTCGACGATCATGGCGCCCTTCGTTCGTGCGGTCATATTGGAGCGCCGCTTGAGCTGTGAGCAATTGCGCGATGAGCGGATCACTGCCGCCGATGTAGCGCAGCTTGTATGGCTGTGCGGTCATCCTCGCCGCGTTGCGACGGAAGATGATGTTCAGGTCGGGCATCGCGACGTTGGTGCGCGACTTGTCCTCAACCTCCTTCCCATTGTTGTCAATCTTCAGGAATGGCTTGGTGCGGCACTTGATCGCGCGGTATGTCTCTACGAGTTCGTCGTAATAGTTGGCGACCATGTAGTCGCGCGACTGATTGCGCCGCTCGATAATATCGCTGACGGTGCTATCGACAGCCGTAGCGCTCTTCTGACTGGTCGTGACAGTCCCGTCCCCGAGCAGGTGCGTGGTGCGAACCGGGTTGCTACCGTCGTAGGAAATGGCCGAAGTGCTCATGTCAGTATGCAATCCCCTCGGTAGCCGGCTGCCAGCGGTTCTCTCTCGGACGCGCCGGCCCAACGTACTGCGGATTCGCCATGCACATGTATAGCAAGTTGTCGGTCATGTGCTTTCGCACCATTACCGGCTTGCCCGTCGGGTCCACGCGCTCTGCCTGTAAGGGCGTGAGCGTTTGGCGACGGTTGTTCTTGAGTTCGTAAACAAGCTCGGGACAGCGATCAGCGAAAATGTGCAGCCTACTCCGCTTCCTCCAGCCGTCCTTGCCGTCATCTACCTCGCGCGGCAGCAGGTAATCGTTGACTAGATCCTCGCCCACACCGCGGTCTTTTTTCGCGTCGTTGAATGTCAGCGACCAGCAAACGTTCTGCTCGTCCGCAAATTCTTCCGACTTTTGCTCGAAGCGCTGTTGATAGTTGGGCTGCTCGGGGTCGTCAGACGTTCCCTTGCCGAACGCGCGCGCAGCGTAGTCGATCACTCGCTCGTGAATGACTTCATTGAAGTGCTCGCCATTCCACTCGTTCTGCGCGTTCTGGTCGGATTCGAGGTAGTAAAACGCCTCGACGTAGTGCTTGACCGGATAGCGGTTGTCGTCATCCTGGCAACGCCCCGGCTTGCCGTATTGCTTGGACGGCCACAACTCGCGGTAAATCCACAGGTCGCCCCAAGGGTCAACCGCCCCCCAAAGCGCCGCGTGCGGCACCGCAGGATGCGGGTCGAGGGAGAAGTATCTCGTCCAGTTCGGCGGAATCGGAAACGATTTTTCAAGAGTCGCTTCGTCGTGCAGTTGATAAACCAGCGTACCGAGTCTGGCGTCTCCCTTTACTTCGTACTCTTGGAGGTACATGGACTTGTCAGTCATGCCCCCGTACTGCTTCAAGGCCCACGGCGAGAGTTGCAGGTTCAACTCCGGCACAAATACCTTCTCGCCATTGCCTTTTACAGGGTCCGCAGCATAGTGCAAGGTTGCTATCGCAATTCCGTGTGGGTTCCTGCGCCGCGAGAGCCCAACATGCGGAAAGGTGATCAGCGCGGACATAGGAATTAACCTTCCGCTCTAAAAAGCAACGGGCGACACGGAGAGTGCCGCCCGATTGCTTACGCGCGTCCGGTTAGGAAGAAGATGTTAAGAGAGCGACTGGTCGATGGACGTGGGCGTGGTGTCGGCGTTGAACTGCAAGGTCTTCACGCTGGCGAGGTTGAATGCGGTGTCCTTCACCGTCAGGTTGACGGTGCCTTCGCCCAGGCCGAGCACATCCGCCGATCCGTCTGCGTTCTGCGTGAGCTGCCCGATGGACGGATTGTCCACCGAATACTGAATATTTGCCGGAACGATGGGAACATTGCCGCCTTCAGCGTTCTTCTCGACAGGCACGGAGTGAACGGTTGAACCGACGTTTTTGATAATGTCAGCCATGCTGCTTTGTGCTCCTTCGATGAGTTGAAATAGAGTTACGGGAACCCGCGAGATGCGCTTGCGGCGTCTCTCGCGAAGGAATCTGAACCAGTTGAAGAACCACATCGCGGTTTACCCTTTCAGGTGTTTGGGCCTGCCGCCGAAATCGCCGAAGAATGCGCTCGGCTTCGCCGCCGGTTTCTTTTTGCCCTTGGTGATGGCATTAGTGAGAACAGGCTTCGGACTTCCGAGCGAGAGCGGCTTGCTACTAACCACTCCGCGCTTCGCGTTCGGCATGATGTCGCTTTGGCTCACCTGCTCCTCTGTCGGGCCCACGTCCTGCTCGCTGAGGTCCTGGTCGTACTCGGGAGTGCGGCCGGCCTGCTCCATCAATTCGTCGTCGTCCGGCCCGGTCGTGGACAGCGGCGAATTGCCGGCGACGGCGCGGCTCGCAAGGTGGGGTTTCAGGTGCGCAGGTGTCCTGGGAGATTTCATGGCCGCTTGGACCCCTTTCATCATGTGGGCGCGTTGCTGCGGGTGCTGGAATCCCATGAGTCACCCTCCATAGAACAAATTGGACTTGCCCTTCTTCTTCCGCCTCGCCGTCGCTCCCACGGTTTGCGTCGGATTGACGTTCGCGGGGTTCTTGAACAGGGCGGGCTCAGTCGAAGGAGGCGTTTGCAGCGGCCTCATCGCATAATCGACGTTCCGCAGCGACGGCGAATTGGTGTTACTGAATCGTGGCTGGAAAGCCATGTCTTACTCCCCGAAGAAGCGATCAGGCTTCGGTTTGGCGCTCCTCTTCCGGTTTTTCGGGAGCGGCTTAAAGTGCCGCTTCGCCATGCGCGCGAAGTTTGCTTCCTGCCCCAGCTTTCCGCCGGCGTGCGCTTCCTCGTTTGCGTACTCCTGAACGCTTTTCCCCGCGGCATTCGCCTTCTTCGTGAACAGCCCTCTGTGCGCGGGATTAATGTGGATTGCCATGCGCTACCTCTCTTTCGTCCAGCAGGACGGAGGCACACCGGGAGTATGCCGGCGAGGTCGCGCCCCTCCGTCCTGCTGAAGTACCCGTCGAGTAAACTGCGCGTATCCGAGCACGCCCTCAAGATGCAGCCGGTCGCCGCGCTTCACGTAAACCGAAATCCGCGAACTGTTGCCGATTCGCAGCGGAACGACCAGCCTCCCGTCCTCGCGTATCTGCTTCACCCACACGGGAGCGATCTCGCGCGCCGCGAACGTCACCAGCACGGCATCAAACTGCTCGCCAGAGTCGTAAGTGCAACCGTCTGCCGCAATCAGCGCTACATTTGCAGGTAGTTTTTCCTGCACGCCTGGGAGCGGTTGCACCTCGACACTCACCACATCTGCGAAGCAGCTCGCCAGCACAGCAGTTTGAAAGCCCGAACCTGTTCCAAGTTCGAGAACGGATGTACCCGTTCCTAGAGTAGCGGCCAACATCTCCGCCATTTGCGAGGTCGGGACCGTGCAGTCCTCGCTGATCGGCACCGGGAAATCAGGGTCGCTGCCATCCGGCGTGAAGAGTCTGCGATCGACACTCATAGTCCCAACTGACATTCATCCCAGAACGGCCCCGGTGCGGGCGAACTCACGGCGATGATCTGCTTCGCTACCGGCTGCACCGTGTTGTAGCAATCGTTGAACTCCGGCAGAAACGCAGCCTCGTCGAACATCACCCCATACGGGTGAAACAAGCGCACTTGGTTCACACCTTTCGGGACTCCGACAATGCGGGAGCCATTACTGAGAATCAACTCGCGCGTATTGTCCACGCGGAGCTGAATCCTGTCGCTCAACCACGACTGTTGCCGCCGGTAGAGGATGCGGCAGTAGTTGATGAGTTCGACAACTTTGTCCTCTTTCTCCGTTTGGAGAATCCACTCGATGTGCGGGAACCACTGGCACATCCACGCGATATACCCGCAGACCAGCCACGAGGTCATCATTTCGCGGCTTTTCGGGATGAACAGCCGCAGCTCGTCAAGCATGATCTGGAGGAGCGCGGCGAAATACGTTTTCTTCGGGAACGGCGCGACTGGCGGAGTGCCCTTGGCGAGCCAGTGATTGTCCTCGGTTTGGGTGTAACCTGTCAGCCACAGTAGACAGCCTTTGTCGAAGGATGCCACCCTCTCACCCATGCGATCCCAAAGCTCTCGCCTGTCGCACTCTTGCCGGACTTGAATCAGTTCGAGCAGAAGGTGTCGTTCGGCTGGATCGTCTGGCATGTTTGGTCGGGCTGGTTAGCTTCCTCCTTCAGGGCGTTTTCCGGCCAATATCTGTGCTCCAAGAAGAACTTCAGTTCCGCATTGGTGCGGTTGGTGTAATCGGCTCCCAGGCCGCTTACATCCACCTGCTGCTTCGGCTTACCTTCGGCACGATCAATTAGGTAGGCACGAAACTTGTATTTGGCGTGAACATCGTCGCCGGAGAAGGCGTCCATAATGAGCTGGTGAGCAAGCGCATCGGCCAGCGTGCGCTTTTCGGCATCGGTGAGCAGGTTCATTTTTTCCAGCTCATCCGGAGTGAACTCTTCCGCGAGAGGGACACCTAGTTTTTTCACCAGAGCTTGCGTCACCAGCGTTTGATAAATCTTTGGGCGCCCCGCAGGATTGCCTGACTGTCCTTTTGTGAAAGGCCGCCCGGCATGGGGTTGCGTGCCCTTTTCGAAAGGGCGGCCGCGGGTGCCCGAGTTGGGTTTCCCCTCGGGTTTACTTGCCTTCGTCTGCTTGGCCACGGGATTCGATCTTGTTATTTCCCCAGGCGGTCGCGACTTTGTTCACGCCATAAAGCGAACCTGCGCTCGTGGTGAGGAACCACGTGATGCCCTCCAGCGGGGGCACCTGCTTGTTGTGGATCGTGAGGAAGAGGACCACAACGCAGCAGGTCAGCACGACGACTCCGGTTGCCCAGCGCCCGAACGACGGCTGACCGGTCGGCTCGGATAAGACGAGGGCGTGAAAGGTCGCGACCTTCATGAGGAAGTTGTTCATGGTTATTGGGCGGGGGTGGGACTTGGGGCAGCGACGGTCGTGCCAGCCCTGTGACCAAACAAGCCTTTGACGTTGCAGGCCAGAACGATCCCGTTGACGATCGTACTCAGCGCCCCATCGATGACGGGCTGGTTTTCAGGAGTGATTTGGTCCGCGAGCCCCGCTTCGTTTTTGATGATGTTGATAGCAAGCTGCTGTTTCGCGGAACCAGGCTGGTTTTGCATCGTCGCCTCTGCGACCGCTACTGCGGAGAGAGCAACATTCGTCCAGTTCATGATGTTCGGCAAGAGGTTTTTCACATCCATAAATGACGGCTCCTTTGTAGGCGTTTTACAGGTGCTCTTCACTTTCCCGATTGAGTGCGTCGGACTTTAGGGCATGGGGAAGCCCTGGTAGTAATTGGTGCCATCGTGGATGTACTTCACCGGCACATGAACGTCTCGCCAATTGCCGGAGTTGTACGTGTCCAGAACGGCTGAAAGGGTTCTCGCTTTGCGGAAGCCGAGAACGAAATTGACGATAAAGTGAACCGCGGCATCACACGCGATCTTCGGGTCGGAGCCAAGCTGCTCCGGCGAATATTGCGTGTTAATGCAGAGCACTTGCCACGGGCCATACGAACAGGCGGCATCGCGGCCCCACATCTGCACCGCTTGACGTATGCGCTTGTCACGGAGGTAGTAGTAGCCGCCGGAGTAATACGCACGCTCGAAGCGCGGCTCACAGTGATCCCCGAAGGTGCTTTCGCACCCGGAGATGGCCCATAGCAGCTTCGCTCCGTCTATTGGGTGCCCTGATCCGTCATCCGTTTCGGCCAGCGGAATCAGGGATCCAAATTGTTGGCACAGCTCGGCGACGGTCTCACGCGGGATCTTAGCCAATAGCGGCTTCGGGTTTAGTGGTGGTGACGCGTTCGGAACTTCGACAATTGCGCTCAACGTGTGGCCTCTTTCGTGGTGTGTGGGGCAGGTACGTGTAGGTGATCAACGATGGACGCTGTCGCCACGCTTACGATCAGCGAGACGATCAAGGCTACGATGATGGTGATGACCGAGTGCCGTCCGATCTGCTGGTTGTGAGCGGCTTCGAGGGCGGTCACGCGCTCAGCCGTACTGCGCTGGATCTCCTCCAACCGTTGCACACGTCCCGGCTGACCGTTGCCGACCATTTCCTTGCGGAAGTTCTCTTGCCGCTCCTCAATTCGGGCAAGAGTCGCGCTGGTTTTCTCGCGCCAATCGTCAAATTCTGGGGTATGGACCGGACAAGGCTGCTGCACGGCGCAATTCATGGGTGTACCCACACGCGGGCAGCGCGGGTGTCACCGATAAACGGCCACGCTGCCACTTTGTTGCGGGCTGCTTGTACGCGTTTAGCGTTTGCCCGAGCGCCATACTTGCCCTTCGTGATGCCGACATTCGCCTGAGAATCCCTGAATGTCAGCGTTGCGCGCGAGTCGCTCTTCGAACGCTCCGGCCCTCTGAGCTGCAGGGCCATCTCGTGCTCCTTGCGGCTGACGCAGCGTCCGCGATGTGACCTGCGCGCGCAATGGAGGCATCGCCATTCGGCGTCCCCTGCTTTTACCAGGGCGTCGGCTTCAGAGGTTGGGATGTAACGGCGGAGCTTTCCTTCGAAATTGTGCAGAGCAATGCTGTGAGTCGGCACCGTTCAGAGTGTCTCCAGCGGGGTTCTCTTTTTGGGGAATGGGATTCCTGCGAGGTACGGCGCACCACTTACGCAGGAGTCGTGCTCGTGGTCAACGGCACGTCGCCAGCCGCTTGGGGCTGGGTTGCTTACCGGAGCGGTTTCGGTGAAGGATACCGCCCGCTCCGGGCAACTGGAGAACTCAACCAACTCCTACCCTACACCTGGGGCAGACTGGGGTAAAGGAAAATCTGCAGGAGTTTTCCACAGGTCTGTAGAAAGCGGGCAAGGCTCCGACAAAGGAGAAATAGTGCGCCGCAGTTTCTCGATAGGTATATAGTGAGTGACTGCTTGGGCTGCAAAGGAGGGGCTATGTGGAGGTGTTTGCCTCTTAAATTGTGCTTGTTGCTTCTTATTATTGGCGCTGCATCTCGCTACACGCACGCGCAGGAAATCGCGACGCCAACAGTAATAGATGTAACTTCCATCCCATCTGTCGGGAGCGTGGCCACTGTTCAAACAATGCAGCCTTTAGACCTGCACCAAGTCAACCAGCAGATTTCAGAGATCCCGGGCGCCGCCGCCCCGGATTGGAAGGTGATCCAGATAAAGCCAGCGACAGGGCAGGATCAATATTTCATTCGAGAGAGCCCAACCGAGTGGAAATATGCGACCCCGGAGAAGCCGGCTACGGGGGCGGCGCCCACCGAAGCGGCGCCCACCGAAACGACCAGGCCTGCTATGCCCGTACAGCCCCCTGTGCTTTGGATTACGGCGGACGGTTCTGGCCAAGGATACAAGATCCTCACCCAACTCGTTCCACCTGATTCTGGACAGAACTCGTGGGGTTGGCCAGAAGTCGGCCCGTTCGCCATTCATTCCTATCGTGACACACAGGCGCTCCAAGACCTCCTCTCGAATAATCCTGGCCTTATCATTCACCGCGGAGGAGTGCTGCCTGACGAGTGGTTTCACCTTATTCGAGGTTCGGGCAGACCCTACGTGCGAGTTAGGCCAACGTCACCAAATCAGGGACTTTCGGGAATCAAAGGGGCTGCCCGGTTGGGCGATCAATCAATATCTCAGGACCGTGCTCGTATAATCAGTGCCCTACCTAGACTAAATGGGGGGCTGTTGGACTATTGGGAGCTGTCCAGAATGGGTCTGGATTGGGGAGAGAGGGCCGGCTGGAAGGGACTCCTATCGGATCTCGCGAGCCGTTCCTTGTTGGATCAGATGGTCGAAGCAGACTCGGAAGTACTGCGGACAGAGCTTGTCACCGGGACCAGTGATGTTGTCTTTGTGATTGCCCACAATGACGCCGACCACCGCTTTATTTACCTTCCTGGCTCTCGTGGAAAGATCTCCTATGACGACGTCGGAAGTATGCGAAGGGAGGTCGCACCAGACAGGACGATAGTCCTCATCACATGTGAGGGCGGCAGAGAAAACGCGGACGCATGGTCGCTTGCTGAAATGATGGTACAAAACAAGCTAGCGAAAACCGTATTTGCATCGCGAAACAAAGTCTCTGCCGTTAATCTGCCCGCCATTCTGAACGATCTTCTCAAGAACGGCGGCAAATTGAGGGACACCCTAGACAAGTACGACTATCTTCAGTTCGTAATGCGGGTGGCATGGACGAACTTCGATGTTTAAGAATGTTCTGAGTGCGGTCTTCGACCTTGGATTTTTTCCGAACGCCGGGCAGCCCGAAGAACGACTTCTCCTCGGAAGAAGACAACTCACAGCTGCGCAGCTCAGCTGGGATATTATTTGTTGGATCTTCTTAGCCCTTGGGATTTTCCTCCGTCAAGGACTTGAGGTCCAAGCCCTTTCGTGGCATCGTGAGCGACTCAGCGCGGCATCGTTTGCGGCGTCGTTAGTTATCTCATTTGCGTTATTTCCGCTCGTCATGCGCCACCTGAACAGACGACGTCCTCGGCCAAACCTAATCCACTTGGCGACGCCTTTCGCTTTCGGGTTCTTCCTGGACCTTGCCAGGTTCTCTGCTTATAAGTGGTTTAAGGCATAAACCTGCCGACGCGGAGTCTTGTTTGACCACCCGCGAGTTGCCGCTTAAATTTTCGTTAGCCGGTTTTTCTTCGGGAGCAGGCCCCAAGGCACTACAAGTGAATAACGGGATAGTCTAATTCGCCTGTACTTTGCTGTTGACGCGCCGAAACTGGCGCGGTTCGTCGCCCAGAAGGTCTTGCGTGCCGGCCAGATTCAACCATCGTTCACTTTTTTCCGAGAGCGAATTGGGCTGGCGGCCTCGCTGGGGCACTGGCACCCACTCGCCCCACTGCTTGAAGTAGAACGCCACGCCGGCATCTTCGCACTGCGATTTAATCCGACGCACCCAGCCGGGGTGCATCGGACGCGCGTGCGGGCCGCTCTCGCCACCGACGATCACCCAATCGATGCTTCTGAGATCAACCGTGCCCAAGTCAGCGATCAGGGGCTCACAGGAGAGGAAGCGTACTTCTGCTGGAATCTCCCGCAGGATGTCCACACGGTATCGGCGCTCGGGATCTTCCACTGTCGTCCCCACCCAGACGTTCTCCGGGATTGTGCCGTTCTGGCAGGTATCGATGTAGGCCTTCATTCTGTCTGGTCTCTTCGTGAACAGCAGGAACGTGTGCCGCGAGCACGCCTTCATCACCTCGAATGCATGGTTAATAATCTCGATCGGCACCAGCTCGTGGAACGTGTCACTCATCGAATTCACGAACGTCGCCCGCGGCTTCTGCCAGCGCACCGGGTCATCCAAGTGCTTCTCGATAACGCGCAGCTTACCCGTCCACCGCGGCTCGCCATGGTGCCACTCGGCGAGGCCTTCGTAGGGTTCACCCGGAGCAGCGAAACGCGCCGAAACTCGTTCCGCATAGCAATGCCTGCATCCCGGACTCTTGCGCGTGCAGCCGCGCAGAAAATTCCAGCTCGAATCAACGTAAGGAATGCTCGTTTTGTATCCCATTCTTGGTCCTCTCCATGAATCGCACGTAGTCACGATGCAGCACGACGGACTCGACGCCCACCATGCCTTCGCGCTGCTTCGCGATGATGATTTCGTCCTCGCCCGTCCAATTACTGTCCTGCTTGGGGCGAAAGAGCAGCAGGATCACATGCGCATGCGCCTCGATGTAGCCCGTTTCGCGAAGCTGAATCATCGATGGCCGCGAGTTCTCATTGCCATCCTTCGGCCGAGCCATCTGCGACAGCGCCACAACCGGCACGTGCTCTCTCTTGGGAATCGCGCGCAGCACATTGCTCGCGTAGGAAACGCGGTCCTTCAGGTCATGCCCCGGCGCCTGCAGGAGTTGCAGGTAATCGACGACGATCAGCTTCACACCGTGCTGCCGGATGTACAGCCGCGAGATGGCGCACAGGTCCTGCGCTGTCAGCTCGTCGGGATCGACAATCCACATAGGCCACTTGGCGACCTCAGCTGCGACGCGCTCCAGCTTCGCGTATTCATCCGGCGAAAGTTCTTTCGGACTGCGAATCTTGTAGGCCGGAATCTTTGCCTCCCACGGCAGGATGCGCCGGCATAGCTGGCGGCGCGTCATCTCATGAGAGAAAAACAGCACCGGAACGCCCCGGCTGGCGTTCGTTGCCGTGATCTGGACGCCCAGCACCGTCTTGCCGCGAGAAGGCAAAGCGCCGATGACCCAGTACTCGTCCTCGCGAATGCCAGTCGTTATCTCATCCACACCGCGCACCCCTGTAGGCAAGCCAACCAGATCGCCATCACGCTCTCGGATGCTCTTGATTTCGAGGATGGTCTCGTTCATGGCGTCCCATATAGGCACGGCGACCGTGCGTTCCTCGATGCCGCGCAGCCGTAGCAGCGCGTCTTCGGTTTGGGAGATGACCTGGTCAGCGTTGATGCTCTGCTCGTAAGCTCCCGAGATGGCGTTCTCGGCGATGTGGATCAGGCCGCGGAGCATCGCCTTTTCGCGCACGATTTCGCAGTAATGCGCTAAGCTCGGACGCTCGCATACGCCGTCCATGAGATCGAGGATGTAGGCCAATCCGCCGACCGTCTTCAGCCACTGCCGGCGTTCCAACTCGTCGCTGACGGTAATCGGGTCCATTGGCTGGCCACGATCCGCCATATCACGTACGACGGTATAAATCCTGCGATGGGCATCGCAGGTGAAATAGTCCGGCCGCAGCATGGTCGCGACTTCATGCACGGTTTTGTTGTTGCTCAGGATGCCGCCGAGGATCGAGCGCTCCGCGGCATCGCTGGCGGGAAGCCCGCGGTCAAGACTGCGGTCGTTACGCGCCATTTAGTTCACCATCAGCTCCGGGGGAGTCGGGTCTGGGCCATCAGGGTCCATCCCAGCTCGTTGTCGCCGAACCCTTTCCAGAAGCGGACGTTCCTTCAATGGCGGTGGAAGCGGGTTCGCGTCGTTGCGCTTCTCCTTCCATTGCTCGGGCGTCTCGTTCCAATGGCCGCCAGCCAGCCACTTCGCCCAGGGCTTGCGCCACTGGCCGGTATATTGATCGCTCTGCTGGTAAAGCCGAGCTTGGAAGACGAGGTAGTCCGTTGCCTCCATCGCGGAACAGTCACGGTGCTTGGCGCACCTGGCTATCGTCTCGTCGCAGATCACGCGATTCTGCAGCCCGGAAAGCAAAAGCTCCTCCATGAGCTTGCCGGCGCAAGCAGCGGCATTTAGCTCCTCTTCAGCGTTTAGGCGACGTGGTTTGCTTTCCTGCTCCTGTTCCTGTTCCTGCTCCTGTTCCTGTATGAACGAACGGGATGCCCCTTTGATGGGGCTTTGATGGGGCATCGAAGGGGCTTCTGGCGAAGTTTGATGTCCCTTCGAAGGGGCATCCTCTTGTAGGTGGTAGGGCGCTTGATACAGCTTGAAGAACTCGGCGAAATACCGCGAGCGGTCTTGCTGTCGTGCCAACGTGAGAATGCGCGAACGGCGCTTATCACGTTCGCAGAGGGTCGCTCCTACCTGGTAGCGCGCCATGTTCGGGACCCAGACCACCTCGACATCGCTGTCGTAGAAGGCGAACTGCACGTCGGCCAGCTTGTCCAACGCGACCTTCACCTCGTCGTCGCCGAAGCCCATCTCGTGAGCCACGGTGGGCAACGGCAGGTAGTACAGTCCGATCATGTTCGCGCTTGGACAGGTCAGTAGATAAAGGGCGAGCAATTGCGCGTCCCTGCCTGCCTTGCGAATCTGCTTCCCGGTAGCACCTGTCCAGAATGTCGGATGGACAGCGCCGTAGCTCCTCACTGGACAGCTCCAGCCAGTTCCGGCTCGCCCACAGGCGCCTGTCGGGTGGTAATGCGCACGAACTGATGGCGGGTGGGCAGCTTGCAGACTTTGCAGTTCAACAGCGGCTGATACAGACGGTTATCGACGCAGTCGCCAAACTTGCGGTCCTCATGGCACTCGATGCAGCGGTACACAGCAGAAGTTAGCACTCGATCCCCCAGGCTGCCCCTGTTTTGCCCGCTGGTAACAGCGAGCGAGCGAGCCGACGAGTGCAGTTGTATCGTGAATTGCCCGAATTGGGCTGTGATTCCCATCACTAGTCTCTGCCCAAGGCACTTAATACAACATCATCTTCACAAACGCAGCATTCATGCTGGTATTAAGCAGTCTCCGTTCGGGAGACGGAACGAAAATGGGACTTGCCAAAACCTAATCACAAACATTTGTGACAAACAGGTCTTGACTACCCTAGATAAGCGTGTACACTACGCCTGAAACTACAACCCGTCTGCTCGAAGGAGGCAGACCGAACATGGCGTTCACAAAGGCAACAAAACAAGTGGCATACGCAAGAATAGGCGGGTTCGGCCCAATGGGTTCCGGCAAGACGACCCTGATGGCCCTGCTCGCTCTGCATCTCTCCAAGACCTACCACGGTGGTGCGCCGGTCGCTTTCCTCGATACCGAAAAGGGCTCTGATTTCGTTGAGCCGTACTTCGGCGCTGAAGGGGTCGAGCTCCTGGTCGACAAGACTCGTGCCTTCGTCGATCTCCGCGATGCGCACGCGCAAGCTCTCAGATCGGGAGCTTGTGTGCTGGTCACCGATTCCCTTACACATTTCTGGCAGGAACTGCTTCGGACCGTGAAAGGCGAGGCCCGGCGCTTCAACATCAAGATGATCGGTGAGGCCAAGGAGCGGTGGGCCGAGTTCACCGAAAACTACGATCGCGCTCCCATCCACTACCTGGTTGCCGGACGTCTTGGATACGACTGGGAAAATGTCGACATCGAGGACGAGGACGGCAAAATCACAAGCGAGCTGATCAAAGGCGGCTCGAAGATGAAAGCCGAAGGCGACTTCAGCTACGAGCCTGACCTGGTGCTCGAACTGTCGTCCGCCGACGATCCCGATGCGGCCGACTACAAGAAGCTGAAGAAGGGCAACCGGATTAAGAAGCTCGCCTCCAGCCAGATTCACATTGCCAACGTGAAGAAGTGCCGCGTACGCGCTCTTAACGGGCAGATGTTCTCTTGGCCCGACAAGGGCAGCTATAAGCCCGGCGATTATGCGAAGGTCGGCGACTGCTTCAAGCCATACTTCGATTTCCTGAACATCGGCGGGGAGCACCTGGCGTTCGACGCATCCCGCAATTCTCAGCAGCTCATGGCCGATGCCGGCAAGCGCGACTTCTTCCAGCAGCAGCGCCGGCGCGAGATCGCCTGTGAGGAGATCAAGGGCTCTCTGAGCTGCGTCTGGTCGGCTGCGACGGGCAAGGACGCCGCGGTGAAGACCGAAGTCATCAACGCGCTGTTCGGCACGCACTCCTGGACAGCGGTCGAGAAGATGAATCCCGACGTTCTGGAAGACGGCGCCAGAGTTTGCGTGCGCATGAAGAACCTGGCCATCTCGCAGATGCCTCAAGACCGCGAGGCGCTGCTGCGGCTGGTGAAGCAGGCGCAGGGTGAGATTCGCGATGAGCAGGAGAATCCGCTCGGTGATCTCGGCGTAACCGCACATGAAGCCGCGACAGCCAGCGAGCAGTTGCCGTTCTAACAACCAGTTTCCGCCGGGAGGAATAGGGGCCTCCCGGCGCTTCCCGATGGCGGCATGGTCGCCCTGACCCGAACCGCCACGGTTTTTGATTCCACCTAAATCCTACTTAGCGTCACAGAGGCCAACTTGACCATCCTGCAGCGAAGTTCTCTCGCAAGCCTTATCCACCGTTTGCGTCGAAACAGGACCAGCTATCGCGCCATAGCCCGTGCCACGGGCATACCCGTTTCCGTGGTCCACGCCATTGCCACTGAGCGCATCGTCATCCCGAGCTGGATCGAAAAGCTCGCCAGCGCCCGCAACGCCGAATGGAGGTTGATCGTCCGCCGGCGGCCGAGACGGAGGGGCATATGAGGGCGAAAGCGCGCCAGCACAAGCCAGGACAGATGAACAAGAACGAAGCGGCATACGCGCGGCAGCTTGAGGAGCGTCAGCGCGCCGGCGAGATCGTGCGCTATCGCTTCGAGCCGATGAAGTTCCGGCTTGCCGATCTCGCCTACTACACGCCCGATTTCGAGGTGCAGCTGCCGGACGGCACCATCGAGTTCCACGAGGTCAAGCCCGGATACCGTCAGAAACTGAAGTATGGCACGCGACGGGAGGCGCCGTTCTGCTTCGAAGACGCCAAGCTGAAGATCCGCATCGCCGCTGAGCAGTTCGACGAGTTCGCCTTCCTGATCGTGTTTCCGCTCAAAGCGGGAGGCTGGGGACGAGTCGAGTTCGGCACGCGCGCGATCGCCAGCGCCGTGCCAGGCGAGGAGGTGACCTGTGGAGCTTGAGGGGACCAGCATCGCGCACGATCAGCACTATACGGTCAGCGAACTCGCAAAGCGATGGCATCTCAGCCCGAACACAGTCCGTCGCCTCGTGGCCGATGAGCCTGGGGTGATCAAGCTGACGGTCGGCCCTTTGCTGCGCAACCGCCGCAAACGACAATTGGTATCGCTACGTATCCCGGAGCGCGTTGCGCTACGGGTCCATGCGAAGCTCTCAACCTAGAGAATCACCAAATGCACCGAATGCGCGGGGTCAGCGGCGGCAGGGGAGGTTGGCTTTATACGCGATGGCGAAGTATCCGTGAACGCAGGTTCTGCAAATTGTCTACGAACTGCGTCAGCATCGGGCCATCCCCGAATCTCTTGACGAGCCCTTCTAATGGGGCAAACACCTTGCCATTGAAACTTTGTAAATCGTCAACGCGACCAATGAGATACTTCTCCAGTCCTCTGCATCGTAAACTGCTCGCTGCGACCTGCAGATCGTTCATAGAAAAATGCGTGGGTAAGAGAACGGCGCTTACTAGCGCTGAATCCCACGCGCTCTTCAGGGCAGTCTCATCGCTGTGGTTTTGGCTGAGAAGTTCATAGTAGTGTCTGTGCACTGACGCGACACCTGCTCGAAGTGCAATTCTGAAGAAATAATCCAATGCAGCTTGGAATTCGTCTTCCCAAGATTCGCCGTCATACGCCGCTTTGATTCCTCGGTTTAAGTGTAGGTAACCAGCACCAGCTCCGATTTTCCCAGTGAAAATTTCGCTGCTTTGGTCTAGACAACTCTGTACTGCCGAGTCACCTAACTCCAGGCGGCCTTCTACCTGCCACAGTAAGTCAAAGGCTAAATTGGTGGCTGCATCGCTCTTCTTGTCTATCCTAGAAACCAGCTCCAATCCGTCCACTCCGCGTTTCAAAAAGAATTCGCTTTGTCGACGGATTCCTCGAATAACATCGTTCTTTGCTTGGAAGTGTCGAATGAATGTCAACAAGACTTCCGGGGACACTCCATAGTCACTAGATATGACCAACGAGTGTCCAACAGCGCTGGCATATTTCGGAATTCTGTCGGGCAGGGCAGTACCCTTTGGAATATGCCTCTCCGCGATCGCAAATTCTTCAGCGGCGGGTTCGAACTCCTCGTACGCGTGAAAAATGCGACCACGTGCAATGGCTGCCTCGGCTGCCGTGACATGATCTCCTTTTTCCAGCGCGTCATTAGAGATATCTAGAAAATGCTGTACAGCTTCGGGCGCACCCCGTCCCATCTCGATGTACGCTAGATTGAGCCTGTTTCTCTTTTCCACTTGCCAGTTGCCGCGTTGGCGCGCCAAGCTAACGACCTGCCTGAGCTCTGCAAGGGCTCTCTCGTGGTCGTTATTTACATGATGAAGGCGCAATGCGTTCTGGGTCGCCCTCAGAAGGTCTGATGATTGCACATCCGTTTGATTGCTTGGCTCAACAAAAGTACCTGGGGAGCTAACCAGGACGGTGGCAGCTCGTGCTGCTCTCCGCAGAAACTCGCGACGTGTCATTGGTGCGGAAACTTTGAGTCCGCGTTCTTGCCACACGCGCGTGACTGACGTTCGGCTCAGACCCAGCTGAGCAGCAATTAGGCGTGATGTAGCTTTCGCTGCGGACCTCCTTGTTTCCTCCCATACTTGAGCCTTAATTTCCTCCGTCAGCTTCTTCTTCCGTCCTGGCCGCAAGCGATCATTGAGACCTTTCAGGCCTTCGTCACGATACCGCTTTTGCCAGTACCGGATGCGCCTCGGACTCATTTTCGTCTGAGCTTTGATAGCACGAAGGGACATCCCGAGATCCCGCAACAGCAGAACTTGCGCCCGGCGGGCGTGAAGAGGGTTTGACCCGCCACCGACTGCTAACGCGCGCAGTTGATGCCGCTCTTCGTTCGACAGAAACGATCCCGCCATTAGTGCAAGCCTAGCAGGTTAGTTCACCCTGTGACACCTTCTTTTGTGACAGACGGATTGATACCAGTCTCTGCCTAATCTAGAGTCGCTCTCATACAAGTGGCTTCACAACAGCCACGAAACGCAAGAACGAAAAGAAAGGCTGGCACAGTATGTCGAAGAGACAGGAGAATGTTGAATCCCGGGTACAAATCGACCGGGCCCACGGCGGAAAGGACCGCCACGTCGATATCACAACCCCGTTTGCAGATCGGTCCGGAGCGTTCAAGACTGAGGTCTATCCAGACGGAAGCATCCGACAAGAAGTATGGCAAAAAAACGAACCCACCATTGAACTTCCCTGAATACAGCTACATAGGAGGGCGGAGGGTTCTCCGCCCTCATCTTCCAGTAACGGGCTGGCTTTCAGCTCTCGATCACGAAGGCGATCCGCCGCGCTAACCTTCGGCCACTTGTGCAGCGGGTTTCACGTTGGGCATTCGAATGACGCGAGCCTTACGTCCCTTTGGCGGCTTGGGCGTATGCATCTGCTCAAAATCTACCATCGCTGCCCGCGTGAGCCTATCCTGCCGCCTGCTGTCCCAGGGTAGGTAATGGCGTTCCGTGATCTTCACACTGGAGTGCCCCAGGAGCAGCGAAACTTCCTCAAGCGCGGCTCCAGCCTGCAGCTTCTCCACTGCAAAGGTGTCGCGAAGCATGTGGAGATGACACCGTAGCGGCTTATTCTCGCGCTTCAGTTTTGCCGCGCGAAAGACCTTCATCAATGTGCGCCTCCAGCCTTTGCATGCGGTCTGCGGTTCCCCGTTGCCCGTCCAGAAGAAATAACCTTCACTCATGGCAGGGACGGCAAGCACGGCTTGGGCGACATCAGTCGGGATCGCAACGTAGACGTGTCTGCCGTTCTTCGTACGCCGGAGTTGCACTGTCCAAATGCCATGAGAATTCTGTTTTAGGTGCTCGCGCGGGAATCGGACGCAATCGATGATCGCGAGCCCGGTCCAGCGCATGAAGAGCAACAGAGCACGAATCCGGTCAGCGCGGCACTTGAAGTCACGCCCACCTTGCCACTCGTGCGAGACGTAGGTCGCATCGAGCACTTTTGCAAACTCGTCCGGCCGGAACGCATTGGTGGGGACTGAACGTTCCAGACTCGGTTCCAAGAGCTCGGCGGGATTATCGGAGATCCACCGCCGGCGCTCACAATAGCGAAAGAAGCTGCGCAGACGTGACGCCTTGCGGTTGCTGGTCGCCCCGTTGTTTCCCCAACTGTTGCGAAACTTCGTGACCTGGTCCAGATCGAGTTCGGACAGACGCAACAGACCCTGCTCTTTACACCACTGGAGCAGTTGTCGCTCCAGTAGCGTGACTTCCTGCTTGACAGTTTCGTATGCGCGATTTGTGCCGTACTTCGACTGCATGTAATCGGCGACCGCTTCCACAACTGTCTTTTGTGTTTCCAGTTCTTCGGCCGCAGCCTTGTTCGCGAGCTCAAATAGAGGTTTGTTGGTCGGGTCGTGCTTCGCGAACCTGCGCAGCAATTCCTTGCGAGCGCGCTCCCAACTTGTGGTGCCCGTGGATTCGCGCATGCGTGTGCCGTCGGGCGCGGTGCCCGCGATGTACTTCATGCAGTTGCAGCGGCGGTTCTCAGTGCGATCAGTTTCGCCGTGCTCGGAGTAGTGTTTGCAGTCGGTGCTATGGCGAGTGAAGATGTACAGCCCTTGGGGTCGGCGGGACAT